CAGTGAACTGGTCTTGAGCTGTACCAATTGGAATCCTTAAATTCATGGACTCTATGTAACCCATAATGGCTTCAGGATCTAGCTTTCTATTATTGGTATTGCACCAAGTCTTTAAAGCATTCTTCTTGAAGTACAGTCTTCCATGGTAATGATCCATCTGCTTAGGCCCTGCTACACCAGTTACTAATCTAGCTTTAGCTTCCCCAATAACAACAGCTTGAGAAGTCTGAAGTCCAGACTGGTGACGGCTATCTCGGTATTCACTAGTAACAATAATGTGACCTTGCAAGTCACTCAAGAACATACTGAGCGCAGCTTCAGGACTAATAATGTTATTGGCTTTAACCCGTTTAATCTGACCTAAAAGCATGCTCTCTGTGAAAGCAAACAAAGCTTCGATATCCCATGCAGTAATTTCTAGGGTGTTAGTAATCTCAGCTGCAGCCATAGTACAAGCGCACCAACCACGATAGAAACGTAGATCACTATCAGGTAACTTAACCGCAATTCGTTTTTCCCAATAAGCAGTACGGTCTTTTATAGTAGGGATATTCGCAACTAAGTGCCTTATATACGCTGCACCTGCAGAACCCATATTGTCAGCCATGATACTAATCGCTGCGTTTACTTCATCAGTAGATTGATGAGGCTTAGCAAAACTATTCATGTTCAACTCAACCATACGCAAAGCTTCTGCATAAGTGTTTCCGTTATTAGATGCAAGAGTACCTAGCAAACTCTGATTCGATGTTCCGTGGAGCATAAGACCAAATGGGTCAGCAGCTTCTTTACGGTTCTTACCAGAGGCATAGCTATTACGTTGTTTATCCTTACCAGTTACTAAGTTATAAAGTAATCCAGAAAGCATCTCTTGACGTATCTTTGCTATTTCATCCATCAGTAACGGTTGAGTACCTACAGCAGCAAAGGTTGTGTACAAAGCATTGGTAGTTGTGCCTTCTGGGGAACCATTAATGGTCTGCTCTTTTGGAGAACCAAATGCTAGTAACCCAGCGTTGTTTACTGTGGACTTTCCATATCCTGAATCACCATATAGATTAAACAAAATTCCATTGTAGGTTTCAGTAGGGTGAAGTGGAATCAAGCAAGATCCAAATAAAGAACTAATCGTAGCTTGGTAATGCTCATAGCCTTTCTCTGCGTATAGCTTAATCAACTGCTCACCATACAGCTTATGATCGCCTTTTGGTGGTGGGTACTTTGCTACTTCATCCTTAGCTTTCCCACCCAGTAATACCTGACGGGTTGTTGTATCTTTGTGGTACAGCGTTGTGCCTAGTAAGTAATAGTCTTTCTCTCTACTCCATCCAAAGTTAAGTAACGTAGCAACTTCTTGGGTCTCACGCTTTAACTTCTCTAGGCTGTCTCGCATATATGCTGATAAGTGCATAACGGCATCCTTATTATTTGTTGTGGTTATTTCATACTGACCTAATGCATCCATCATCTTGGCTGGAGTATTAAGTGATTTTGTTTCGATATCAAAGACACGTACTAGACCATTAATGTGCATGCACATCTCAAGAGCATATGTACCATCTTCAGTTCTGATTCTCTTAGTAGGGTAGAAAAGGGTGTTACTAAATGAGAAAGCAATCGGAGTTCCATCCTTGTCCTTCATATGACGAATCATAATTCCAGCTTGGTATGAATATCCTTGTGGGAGCTTTGGTGAATCTTCTTCCTCTGCTATAACTTCTTCAGCTTCACTTATAGTTTCTTCTACTGGCAGTTCAACTTGAGCAACTTCTTTGTAACCCAACGAGATTGGTGAATTAATCTTCCCCTTGTGAGGGCAGCCTTCACATCCTGATGGATTGTTCTTCTCAAACGTACTGCACAAAGATGCTCCACCATTCCAAGTACTAAACTTAACTTCAGTATCAGTATTTGAATGGCCTAACTCAGCACGTCGCTCACTCCATTGATGCGCTAACTCAATACCTTCTTCGCACAAAGACATTGAACCTATTACGTGTCTCCATGTTTCATAGTTACCAGAACCTTGTGTATCTCTAACATTACGAAACTGCTCACAATGATTGGCAATTTCATCTGCATAACTAGGAATTCTTGTGATGGGGGTCATCAAGTCATCGTTAATACTTGAATACGAACGTACAGCTTCAGGCTGAATATTTGCCTGTGCAACTAATTCTTTAAGTCTCTCTGCGATAAAGCTAGCCTTGATAGGCTCTACTTGCTTCATTACTTTGACAAGCTTACCTTCATCCCCTTTGTTATTAAATGCTCCAGCAGGGCGGAGGATACGTGCGAAGTCAGCAGTACATGTTGGGTCAGCCAATACTCCATGATGAGCGAGTACAGACTTAAATGTGGTGGCTAATACTCTCCACTTCGCAGCGGGGATAGCCTTAGTTAATGGCCAATAGCAATGTACTCCGTTCCCAGAGTTAACTACCATCGGTAATGGGAAGTTAGCTTCTTTGCAGAATTTGCCGATAGCTAACCATGCTTCTTTTTGATTGAGGTAGCCTTCACCTTTGTCGAACTTATCTTGACCGCAATCTAGGTCAATCCATAGGGCTTTGGCTTCTGCCCAGTTATCTTCTACTCGATAAGATTTTTGTCCGTTAACTTCTAAGAATGGCTCCTTGTAAGAACCACATGCATGATATAGATTGATCCCTTTATTGTTCTTATGGGCTTCTACACCTGCAGCTAGAGTTTCTAACGAATCATAGTCATAGTGAATCGTAAACGACTTAGACTTACTACCTTTGCGTGGCTTGCTAATTGTTGCTAGGTAGTAACTACCTGTTGGTGGCAGTATTGATTGGAAGAACTCGAGAGTATTCATTAGACACGCTCGATCAGTCTTTTTCCTGTGGCACCTGACCCAACGGTGATGGTTTGATTCAGATGGGCATGTACTACTTTCTCCATGTCTTTCATTTGAATGTGGGTCTCTGCTGTCGCTACGATTGTTCTACCCAATAACTCTGAAAGTCCTAACAATACTTCTCCAGAATTAAACTCTTTTCCTGCTAATGCCTTATTTACTTCGATGACTACCCCTGCCACTTTACGAGGCTCGATGTTATATGCCATAAATTGTCCCTGTTAGTTACTTCTGCATTGATTGCTGTCTCTCCAGCAGTCACGTCCACTCGACGTTGGAGCACCCCCCGGTATTGCTTAGTCGTCGAAGTTCAGATCATCAAGATCCAAGTCAACTAACATTTCTTTCTTTTCAGCTTTAGGAGCTGGGGCTGGGGTTTCTACAGCAGCTTCGATAGCAGCTTCTACTTCGTCTTCAGTTACCTTCTTAGCTTTGCTAACAGCTGGTGCTGGCTTAGCTTTAGGCTTTGGATCAGCAGTCCCATCATCGGCAACAGCTTCATCTGCAGTAACAAATGCGCTACCTAAAATACTGCTAACAGTTTCAGAGTGAATAGTATCTTGGGCTTGGATATATTGCTCATCATTAATTAACCCCATTGCTTTGAAAGTTAACTTAGGAGTAGCTGAATCTGCATCCATGCCAATACGAGTAACAACTGTGTTGTAGTCAAACTTACGACGTGCTAACTCTGCTACGTAATCACTCAATGCACGTAATGTCGCTGGTGGAATACGCAAGAGGTATGGCTCATCAAGGCGGTCTGTTGTTGCAATAGCCAAGCGCTTAGAGTCTTGGCATGCTTTACCTTTGCTACCATTCTCACCAATCTTAGAACCCCACTGCGCTTTAGGACAAGTAGCGCATAACTTAGATTGTGGATCAGTAGAGTTAGCTTCAGGGCGTACACCTTCATTGGAATAGCAATCAGGCTTAGTTGCTTCGCCTTCTACATATCCTTTTGCATAGAATACTTTTGATACACCCTTGTTACCTTTAAGGATAACTACTTCGATTGCCGTTGCTGGGCTTTCAGGATCTTTAGGGTTAGGAAGTACCTTACGTTCTCCATCACGTACAACAGAGAATACTTTGCCTTTAATACTAATTGATAGAAATCCACCGCTTTGGTGTGAGATTAAGTCTTCGTTTACTGAAGATACTTCACGGTTTTTAAGGTAAGCGGGGAGCTTGGCTGATTCAAAAGGGATGAGGTTACTCATTATTTCTCCGGTGGGTAATTAAGATGCACGTCTAATTTGTACTACTCGCTCAGATCTCCAGTTAATCCCTGGTGGGAGTTCACCGCCTGAGGCTTCTTTGAAATCTACAACTGCTGTTTTCGATGGCTTAACTTCTAACAACGGCCACTCATCATGGGACTTTATGTACTCCATAAATGATTCTTTATCTGCAACAGTAACGCTGGTACGGTTCACAATCATGGCGGTTCCAAATGCAGTCTTCATGTTATCCATGCCGTTAGCATCTAAGACCTCTAAAAACTTACCTTCAATCATGTCCATTACTGCGTCAATCTTTGCTACTTTAGCATCAAACTCCTGCTTTAATGCTGTTTTTCTATCACGTCCTTCTATGTACTTCGCTACTAATTCGTCTATTTTCATTACTACATCCTCCGTGGGGAAATCAGGTTAGTATGTTTCTTAGTAGTTGTCAAGGGATTCCATCTTTCATGAGGTCTAAAAGAATTCCCTGCATATGTTGTTTATCTTTCAGTCGTGCGTATATGCGCCGCTCGATCTCTGATGCTGCAATGTGGGCAATTACCGTAGTACGCTTCTGCCCTGGCCTTCTTACCCTAGCGTTCGCCTGACTATAGATGTCATTTGAATGGATAGGGGCGTACCAAATAATGTTGGTAGCTGTGGTTAAAGTTAATCCATGACTCATGGTTGCTGGGTTAGCAATCAGAATATGGGGGTTAGGGGTAGTTTGGAACTCGCTAAAGATCCTATCTCGTTCTGTCTTCTTAGTCTCACCGTGCACGACTTCTACTGTCCAGTACTTACCGAGTTCAGCAGCCAGGTGTTCAAGTACACCAGTAAGCGGCACAAACACAATTACCTTACCTTCGGACTCTTCTATGAGCTCCTTAAGCACGTTCATCCTATCTTGGGCTGGCAGTATCACCTGCTCCCCTCCATGGGCATACGCAACTCCACAGGCAATCTGTACTAGCTTATTGGCTTTCACGGCTTCGTTTACTGCAAGGATCTGACCACCTTCATATTCGGTGGCTAGCTTAGACAACATGTCCTTGTAGGCTTTACGCTGTTCATCGCTTAGTTGGGCATCACGGTTAATAAAGATCTGTTCAGGTAAGTCAATACAGTCATCTAATGCAAAACGGATAGACGGTTGAAGCATCTTTGCTACTACATCATTAGCATTAGGCTTAATCTCCCACTTGTACTGGCTACGCTTATCCATAGTCATATCTCTAAACTTACCAAAATATTTAGGTACATCAAGACTTGTCGGTACTACAACCCGGCATTGAGCCCAAGCATCAGTAGGTAAGTTAGGAGTTGGCATACCAGTTAAACCCCACACCTTACGGGGTGTCTGCTTATTAGCAATCGTATTTAGTGTCTTCCAGCGATCTGTTGAACCGTTACGGAACATGGCAATCTCATCAACAATAATCAGGTCGATATCGTCACGCTCAGCTAGAGCATCTTCAATAATCTTTAATCCATCAGTATTGATAATGTAAACATGGGACTTTTGCTTAAGTAGCTTTAGCCTTCTGTCTCGTGTGCCGTAGAGTACTGTGTAATCTAAGTGAGGGAATGTCTTAAATACTTCGTCAGCCCATGTTCTCTCCATAGTAGAAAGAGGGCAAACAATTAAAGCACTTCTCACTTGCTTGGCTTTTAGTAGGTAGTCATAAGCCCATAGGGATGTAACTGTCTTACCTAGTCCCATTGAATTAAGGCAGAACCCACGATCATTCATTGCCAAGAAACTAGCTGTCTCGACCTGAGCATCAAAAGGTTTAAACCTTCCTGGCCAGTCATAGTAGTAATTCATTGGATCAGGTACATCGAAACCTAAAGACCGTAATACTCTTGTTTCATCTGGACGATGAGGCACAGCTACAAGGGTATCCCCCTTATGCTTTACTAACTTAGCCGTTGGAATTACTGTAGTAATCCGTTCAGGCTGACGCAACTTAAATATAACTGCCTTTTTATCTCGCAGTATCGTAGCCATTAACTCATCCTTAGCATAACCATTAGAGCATTTATATCGTCCATATGATTACCTTCTTGTTGGAATTTATACTTATGAACTTCACCTGTACGTGTTTGCCAATGAAAGCATCTACATAAAGTCTCAGGGCTTACTGCTTCTGAAATCGACTCAATATTATCAAACTTACACCCAAAAAATGTAAAGTAGTGATCTTCTGGTACTCTATGGTAATACGGGTAATTTAATAAAAAGCTACTAGATTTATTTGCCATACGTTTTAGGGTGGTCTTTTCTCCAACCACGATTCTCGGTAGCTGATACTGCTCGCATATTTGATCTGCTGTTAGTACCTCCTGCATCAAGCATCTTTTTATGGTCTACATCTTTACCATCACCTTTACGCACAATGCCTTCTTTAGCTAATGTAGCTCTAGCCTTGTTACGTTCTTCACGCTTTTTAACTTGGTCTGGCTTTGCTTCGTATGCTTTATCGTACGCTTGCTTAGCTGCGCTTCCTTTATTACTCATTTACTTCTCCTCTCCCAGTCATTTCGGCAATCGGTATCACACCATCTTTTAGGTGGGTCGACAACCTCTTCACAATTGAGACACTTACCAGTGTGCTCAGCCTTTAATCTATGTTTCTCTGCTCGGAACTTTCGCATTGCCAATTCTTCTAGCTTTGCTACTTGTTCGTTAGCTAGATCTGCTATGTCCGCCATCGAAAAACTTCCTTAAGTTACTAACATCATCGATTACTAATACTTCCCCACCAGCTTCTTGTATTTCTTCATGTCTCTTTAACTGGTTTGGTGTTGGTTTACCTCCTGGTGCCTTGGTCTCGATAGAGAAAAACTTACCTAACCAACAACAAACGAAGTCGGGAATCCCGTGGGTTCCCATACCATTACTAACTGGCATGTAGTACCACCCACTAACAGTAACTGGTTTTGCTGCTCCTGCTTTCCAGAACCCTCTACTGTCTAGTTCTTTTTTAACTGAATCTTTTACTCTTGCTTCTGGGGTCTTGCTCATACAACCTTCCTAATTCAAGCTGGCAATTAGCTTTAATCTCATCAATCTCAATAATTGCATTATTCGTACTAAATATTTCCACTTCAATTTCTTGTTGGAATTCGCTCACCATATCGAGTAATACACCCATTCTTTGCGCTAACTCTATTTCTAAGTTACTTACGTTAGCTTGTGTAAGGGTAAACGATATCAGTTCTTCATCATCTAAGACAGCAAATTCTGTGTAATTCATACTAAAAGTTCCTCATCCTTCTTGTTAGTTTGCTACTTCCTCGAATTAAATTCACAGCTTGTTACTGGGCACCAACCCTTACATAATCCGCTTGGACGGGCTAACCAGCTGTCTCTTTCATACGATGACTCTAACTTCGTCACTCTCGGTAAAAAACCCTTCCAGATACTATACACATCTTCTCGTGAGTATGTTTGTTTATCTATTCGTTTCTCTTTCAACCAAATAAAGCAAGAAGTTACTTCTTCAACCTCTGGATAATGCGAAAAAACATACCCAGCATAAAGTTCTAACTGCTCAGTCATCTTACGTTTACCTGTTTTATGGTCTGCTACAACTGCTTTCTTACCATGTACTACTAACAAGTCAATAATTCCTCGTGACCATGCTTGCTTCCAATCTGCTGGCTGAAATGCACTATCTACTGCCATCTTATGCTCAGTTAGTTTCTCTCCTGGGAGGGCTTCTAACTTTCCTGCTATCCCTTCCCATTGAGTCATCCCGTCAGGTAGTGGTGTGCCGTCTTTAATTCGATTCTCTAGTGCTGTATGAACTCGTTCACCCCATGCAGAATACTCATTTGGTGGATCTTTGAAGTCTTTAAGCACCCTAAGGTGGTAGAACTTCTTAGGACAAGTCTCATATGCCTCTAATTGCGAGTACGTCCATGATGGTATTGCCATAATCACCCCAAAGTAAATACCCCAAGACATGGAATATGCTTGGGGCTACTGCTTACTTACTAACAGAACTACATGTTACTTACTTACCGATACTTGTCAATAGCTTTTATCAGGGCAGACTTAACAAGGCTTTGCTTAGCTACCTTAACTGGGGCAGTTTTCTTTTTACTTGCCGCTTTAACTTGCGCTGCATAAGCTTCGCTTTGTGCTTTAGCAATCTCTAAATCTTTGGAATACCAAAAGTCTTTAGTAATTGCATTCTTTTCAGCCCAAGAGATATCTCCGCATAATGATAGGTGCTTTTCTTTCTCGGCGTTCCAGCGTTGATATTGTTTGAGTAATAGCATACGACGCTTTTCAGCAGTAAGCTTGCGGCCAGTTAGAGTTTCCTCAAGTAGGCACATAGCTTTATCCCGCTTGCGTTTCGCTGCCATAAACTCACGCTGGTACTCATTCTTCTTCTCCTCAGGAGCACTACGCTTAAAAGCTGCAATAGCTATTAAGTTATCAAGTGCTTTCATATCCTGACGACCAATGATTAAAAGTTCATTGATAACTTCCTTGTCATCCTTATAGGGCAAGGCTCTGGGACGGGCTACATTTTTCTTAATGGTTTTTACATAGTCGTTAAAATGCGATACGTCGACCAAGAGCTGTACAGCTTGTTTGGCTCTGCTTAAGTCGTAACGAATCATTGGTATACCTCCACTATCTATAAAAATTAAAACTTCTTACGACATCCTACCGCAAACATACGCACATAAATAGCTAGATAGGGAAGATCCCTATGTACGCTAGTAGCTGCTCACATACATATACACACGTTTATTTGCAATCAGCGTAATTATCACCGCTTGCGCCTTCGCATGCAACAGGTAAGCCCTGTGCCCAACTTGGTGCAGAGGACATAATCTCTAGCATTAGGGCTTCAACATCGTTTTTATAGCTCTCGGGCACTACAACCACTACTTCATCGTGTACTGTTAGTGCTACCTTATACCTACCATCTGTATGGTCTTTCTTGCGTAAATGCTGGTCTATCTTGGCCATTTGGTCAAACACAACGATCCGTGCCAGGGCTTGCACCACGTTCTCGATTAACTTACCACCGTATATCTTATTTGGGCCATACCGAGTGTCATACACATACTGGTCATCTTCTTTGCGTAAGTTCTTGTAGCGCATCAACATGCCATTGGGTAATCGAATACCTGCTTGGTCATAGCCTAGCTTGATCCCTGTACCAAACTCACCAGCTCTACCAGCGACCATTTCTGCCAATGCTTTTTGACCTTGCTTCCATAGGGCAGGGATGCTACTGTACTTCGCCCTATATAGTGTTACTACACGGTCACAGTCTTCAATGGGTAGATCAACTGATACTCCAGCTTGCCCGATCTTTAGCGTGGACTTGAACTTATCCTTACCCATGCCGTAGCCAAGTCCAAGGATGCAGGTCTTACCAACAAACCGTTCAACCTTATCTGCTTTAGTTACTGGCTTCTCGTATACCTCAGTAGCAAACTTGGAATAGATATCCTCACCCTTAGCAAAGTTCTCTACTAACTCAGTTTCACCCGCAAGCCAAGCAACGACCCGTGCTTCGATTTGAGCCGAGTCAACCGCCACAATCTTATGGCCCTTGGGTGCTCGAATACTTTTACGTAACTCACCACCCCGTGGGAGATTTTGTAGATTAACTTTGTCCCCACCACTCGCTCTACCTGTGTGCGCCCCATAGTAAGTGAGCATGATGGGAAGAGCGCCTCGCTCCGCAATACCAAGAAACGATTCAGTACGGGTTTCCTCCAACGTACTTTTGATACCAAGCCTCGCTGATACAACGGATTGGATGTAAAGATTTTCGTGCTCGAGGAGAGCTTTGAACGCAACATCTGTTTTACTAAAGGCATAAGCTTCTTTCCCAGTCGCAGGACTGATCTTCATTGGGGGTTGAACACCCAGCTTAGTTAGTACTTCAGCAAACTGTGGGTTACTCATTAAGGCATCACGTCCAATCGATGCATCAAGCCGAGACATTAACTTCTCTTTGCGCTCTTGTACTACAGTCAGGTGCTCTGCTAATACCGACTTGTCTAACTCTAATACTGGGTCTGTGTACATACGGAGCATCAAGTCAATGATGTACATCTCTTTCTTTGTGGACTCAGGAATTAACTTGTGCAACAAATCGTAGGTTAACTGGCAGTCGTTCTTGCAGTACTCTCCATACTCATGTAGCTGAGTAAACCCAAAGTCCTCACGCCTCATGCCGAGTGCGTTAACTACCTCAGTACCTTTGGTTCCTAGTTGGTACATCTTTGCTAAGGCTTTTAACGACCCACCAACAGTTGCTGCAGTAACTGGTTTGGCCATAGACAATGTATCGATGTAGTAGCTAGGACGCAGTCCGTAACGCCATGAGAGAATTGCTCCATCAAAGGCCATGTTGTGGGCGATAAGCTTTGAATCGGGGATATTAAGGCTATGAAGATAATCCCTAATGTTGTCATCGGTATCAGAAAACCAAGTAGGTTCTTCGTCATTGATCTTTACTCCCACTCCAATAGTTTGGAAATTAGGTGAACGGATATAAGCTTCCGTAGTCATCTTGCTTAGTGAAAAGTCTTTGCTATAAAACGTCTCAAAGTCGATTGTGATTAATTTAGTCATATTTAATTTCTTTGTGTACTAGTTCTACGGTGCGCTGAACTGCCATTACTCCTGTTGCCTCTAATACATATATCCTTGCCCCTTTAAAATTTGATGCATCTGCTATACGTCGTGCTTCTTGTAATGCATCAAGATAGCTTTCGTGTTTGCGAGTAGGGGAACTTTGTCCTTCTACAAATAACATCCAAAACTTCTTCATAGTTTCCTTGCTACTAAATGTGTATCAACCATGTTTCCAATAGTCTTACCTTCGGGGACAATCCAATATTTCAACTTATCTGTTGCTGGATCGTAAGCTTTCATTACTTGGCCATTCTCAGCTTCTATTACTCCAAAATTGAGTTGTCTATGGTTATCCATAATAGGACTAGATCCTAGGTAATTAGGTGTCTGTACTGGGTGCCTATCTTCTAACCAATCTTTAATAACTCTTCGTAGCCATCTCATTTTTCTAATTTATCCTCCACCATACATGCAGCGATCCGCTCGCTAACTTCAATAGCTGTTGTACAGATATATGTTTTATCCTCAAAATCAACAATAAATCCGTTCTCTGTGCCCCTAATACTTATGTCGTACTCAGGGTATTCTTTTTCACGTTTTGGTTGAAATTGCTGGCTTACAGTATTTATGTAGTTACTAAGTTGGCCTTGTGGGTATGCGCTATTCTGTGCAGCGTTACTTAGATAACCAGCTCCAATACCTACGAGTGGATCGGCTTGTTGCCCAGCTCCTATTGCGTTCATAATTCCTGGAAACATTTTTACTCCTTTGCCATTCTTAGTGCTGCTTTATGGATCTTCTCGTCAAACCAACGGCGGATAACATACGACCTAACCACGCTGATAACCGTGTACATAAGACCCATGTAGAAATTTCCAAGAAGACTAATATGAAAACCAAACAAAGGCAGGATAAGAAGATTAGCCATGTAATTGATTCCAAAACCAATCCCCACATTGATGAGAGCTTCATATAAACTTCCTAACTTACTCTGCCTCATCTACTACACCGTTAATAGCTTGTACTGAAAGGTCATACGCATCTCCTACCGCTTTAAGGAACGCATCTTTGGCAACTCCATTAGCAATAACAAGCTGTGATGCCATGTCTAATAAGATTCCCACTCCGATATGTGGTGAGACCATACGTTTCATAGTGTTAAAGATCGCTATTGCACACTCGTTAATTTGTTCTGCTTGATCTTCTACATCTTGTAGTATTTCTGTTGCGGTATTCATTTCGTATCCTCTATCGTGTAATGTCTTGGTGACTTATCTTTGTACTTCTCGATGATTGCTGCGGCCTTCTTATTAAGTTCAACATAGAAGTCTTGACTACTTGGTGGTCTATCGTCTGTTACCATGTTTTGAATCATTGCGTCTCTAAGTACTACTAACGATGTAATAGCTTTTGTTACGTGGCTCATACCGCTATCAGGATCGATGTCTTGTCCTTCCCACCAGTCCATTAAGTGCCTCATGGTTGCGTCGTAGTACACCGATGCTCTAACTCCTACAGCTCTATAGTTATGCCTTCCATACTTACAAGCTCCTTCTAGCATGGCTACACCGATTTCCGCTATGACAGGTGCGCTTACAGTACTCATTGGCGCCTTAGAGGTTCCTACGATATCCTTCGGGTTTGTTTCTTTTACGGTAGTCATATGTAGTGTTAGTATGTGTAGGGTATGTATGTTATTACATTGTTAGTATGTATGCAATAGGCTAATGGGTAAATCTCGTAATAATTGTTGTTACTGCTAGAAATGCACCTCCAAGTAAGAAAAAGATTGAGCCGTCCTTTATGTATCGAATTGCTTTGTCCTTATCTGTCTCACACTTCCATAAACCAGTTGCGTAGTCTGCGTCCCTAAACGCCTCACTTGCTGTCGAATAAGTCTTATCTACTCCATAGTTCCATTTACTCATTGTTTTGAGCCTTTCTTTTATCAAAGTCCCTTTGTAACTTAGCAAAGGCTTTTCTCAATCCCTCTAACAATTCTTTTGTTGTCATTTCTCTTGTGCCTTTCTTAGTACAAATTGAATAAATTTAATATCATCATTTCCAAGCCAAATATCAAATTCTTCAGCTAATTTCAGCAGGTCATCTTTGCTTAGTGTCTTTGCTGGATGGGTGTAGAGTGGAATAAATCTTTCTTTATCTTTGTGTGGCGTAGCAATAGCCCATCCTTGTTCTTCAAAATCAACTTCAAAAGCATCGCAAATCCACGCTACTGGTTCAGTATTCATTTTATTTTCCTGTTCATGTTTCGTGAACTGCTCAATATCTTGAACATTAAGTGGGTTATTGGTTAATTTATTGCTCATAAATATCTCACCCCAGTTAGTCCGATAGTCTTCTGTTACAGGCTTTTGGTTCTCACTCATAGTAAGTCCTCCAATCGTATTCCACGTTCTTCAAATATCTTCCTAACTTTAGCTATTGCACGTTTCTCTGTATCCCCAACAGTACTTTGGTTAATACTTAGGGCTTCTGCTACTTCATCCCAGGTCATTGCGTAATCGCTAGTTGGCTTGGCTCGGGTTCTTGTTTTCATGCTGCTGCTTGTGACATACGAGAGATTACTGCTGCACCTACCAACATATCGGTATCCATACTAGCAAGGGCAGCTAAGGCCTCAGACTCACGGGCTTTCTCACGTTTAACACCCATACGGTTAATATCTTCAGGATCGATATACATGGTTACATCTGGCCATAACTTCACAGCTTCGTTTAGTGACTTACAAGAGTTAAGAAAGTTACGAACATCTTTATCTACCTTATTCCACCGTGCATGTATCTCTAGTAGTACGCTATAGTATCTAAGACAATTCAAAAACTCAGGGTCTGTTTCGGTGTCAGGGATTTCATGTACTTGGTATGGAGCTACACGTGGCGGAATAAGGTACGGAGAAGCCATCTTAAAACCATGAGTAGCTGTTTTTTCGCCAACTTTAAATTCTACATTGATATTTTCTGTGCTATGTAACCATTTCCCAGGCATCTGAGTTTTAAGGTGTAAATATTCTTTCCATACAGTCCGATTGATAAAGTCACTATCAACTGACATAACGGGTTCATATTTTGGAATTGATTCAACTTCAGCTCTACGCATTGCTGAAATAATATCTTTTGTGCGTTCTTCTAAGTTACCGCTAATTGCTACGTATGCCATGATCTTTCCCTTATGCTGTTAATTTGCGTGGTATGTATAGGTTGTTCATTTCTAAACTCTCAAGTATTGCTTCATCACTTGTTAGGTAGTTGTACTGCCGTTCTAGTTGGTCATATAACTGATCCATGTAACTTCTACAGATATTTATAACTTCTTCTTCAAAACTATTAAGTTCCTTTAGATATTGCGTGAACATAGTGGCTTGTATCACTTGCCTAAAATCATCTTTCCCTCTTTCCTCAAGGGCTGAAGTTCCCATATCTTCGATATCAAGTACAACGGTATTGGAATGGCAATACATACTATGTCTACGCACTAACTTAATATCTATTTCTTCTAACTTTGCTAAATAGTAGGTTGCTGCATACCCCTCTGATAATTTGTGAAGTTCTATAAAGCGTGATAGGTCTGTCCTGTGGATGTAGCCCGTAAAGCTAGCCCCATCGCCCTGACTACAAAACCCACTAAAGCAGATATCTTTAGGGCTTAAGATAGTAATTCCACGCTCTTCCATCTTATCCATAAATAGGCTGTATTCATCTTCCCACCAGTCGTAATCGACATTGAAATACCTATTCTTTTCAAGTAGTTCCTGTGTATCCATACTTATCTCCAACTTGGTTGTAGTGGTTGAATAGGTGCAATAGGTTGGATAGGCTGTGGATAACTTGGCATACTTGGTGTACTAGTTGAGCTACCAATGGGCATTCCGTATGAATCGTTTAGGAATGTGGTATTACCTGACTGTGTTGCTGATCCTGTGGGCATACCGTATTGGTTATTAAAGAATGTTGTATTACCTGATTGCGTTGCGCTACCTTGTGGCATCCCATATTGATCATTAAAGAATGTAGTGCGTGGTGCTTGTGCATACACAATGCCTGTTAGTAACATTGATAGTAGTAATGTTTTATACGTGTTCATGTTGGTAGCCTTTTAGTAAGTTGAATCGTTTCATCTATTAAGCATCTTGCTTCTTCAATTGCATCGTGTAAATGTCTAGTTCGGAATTCGTGTAGGCAGTCTTCATCTACTTGTACATATAGTTCCATTAAGCAGTTAAGCAGTTTCTTTTCTAGCTCAGTCATACCCATACGCCTTTTCTATTACGCTCTCTGCGTCAGTTGTGTTATTAAATATTCCAAGTGGAAAATACCCACTAACTTCCCCGTTGTTGCGCCTTACTATTAACGCTTCATATACATCTTGATCTCTATGTTCAATCCTTGCGTCTACTTTTCTAGTGCCACGGTTTTTAAATCCACATGATCCTCCTATGTAGTAAATCCATTCATGGTTAGTCATGCTGCCTCCATTCTGTTAGTTACTCTCCATGCTGTAAACTCATCTTCGAGATGCATAAAATTTATAAATTTCGCTCTTATGCTTACTTCCAAAGTCATAGCTTTTCTATGTTGCCTTGTCTCTTCTACTAACTTTAAGAGTTGCTTACCTGTAAGCCACTTACCTTCATGCCAAGTAAGCCCTCGTCTCTCCATATCCTCATTAGTCATACTTACTCCAGTCTATTTTTCTTGAGTCGTTTGTAGGCAGCATGATAGGTGATTCCTAGTTTGCTAGCTATTTGTGTCAGCGATTTACCGTTAACTATGATTGAATCTCTCATATTAGCCCTCTGTTCTTTACCTGTTGCCCACTTGCAATTACTTTTTGAATAGCCCTTGTTGTTGTCTACTCTATCGATACTCATGCCTTCTGGTCTTTCCCCCATATCTATTAAGAAGTTCTCGAACTTATCCCACCGCTCGCATACCGTAATACCTCTACCACCATAGTCTTTATATCGGGGGGTATTTGGGTTGTTACACCTATTACGCATAGCTTTCCATGTTCGATGGGTAGGTGTGCCAGCCATGCCGTGCTTAGTAGTTGATTCCCCCAGCACACTTTTTTTACGGCATCCACATGAAGTTGTGTTTCCACTTTTCAGGTGGTTGGTTACTGTTACGGACTCTCCACCACAGTCGCATATACTTCTCCACTTGCTACCCCCTAAGTACTCCTTAACTACTAACAAACCATACCGTTTACCACTAATATCTACCCATATGCCCATAACTAATCCATATCAAAGTGAATAACATCCCCATACGGGGGTACTTGGTCGCTACTTACACACCAGACTGTATTGAAGTTAGGAGCTTCTGTGTAACTATCGAACCCATCGGTTAGTGTAACACATACTAACGGATTTATACCGTTTTCTTCTAAGTATTTAAAGCCGTTCTCCATACAAGTGCCACCGCCTGAATAGAACTTGATCTCGATCTCTTCACCAGCATCAAATACCTCATACTTTTGTACTTGAGTATCGGTGTAAATAACGTGGACTTTCTCAGGTGTGCATTGCTCGACAATACGTTTCAGGTGTCCGTTGTAATGAGCGATCTCTTGCTTACTAATTGAACCGCTAATGTCTACTTGAATAGCTAACTCACCCATAGTAGGTACTTTGCCTGTTGATGGCATGTATACACCAGCCCCGATATGACGACGGTTAGGACGTGTCCATGTGTAATCAGACGCAGTTAAGCCAGTCATGTATTTCTCGAGGTGCTCATACCAAGGAATCTTGGAATTGATACGGTCGTTAACGAACTGGGCTAACTTACCTGGGAGCTTGCCACGCATCTTGGCAACTTGTGCAGCTTCTGCCAACTCAACTTTCATCTGACCTTCAGCCTCAGCCATCTCTGATTCAGTCATGGGACTACCTTCGATAATTACATCATCGCCCATACCATCACCATCCATATAGCTACCACCACCATTAGGCATATCAGGTAACTCGTCATAGATTTGCTCAGAGGTCTTATCTTTTGAGCCTTTCATATCAATACAGTTTGGGATACGCTGACCTACACCGCACTCATCTAACGTGTCGTTGATCCAAGCATCAGTCGCATAGTTCCACTTCTTATGGTCACGCTTGCCTTGGCGTAGTGCAGTCTGGTTAATGACGTGTCCGACTTCATGCGCTAAACCCCATACAATCTGCTGTACTGGTAAAGACTCAATGAATTCTTCGTTGTAATAAATAGTTCCACGATCCGATACCGCTAGGGTAGGGATATCATTACGAGCAACTAACTTACGCTTGTACAAAATCGAGGCGAAAAATGGCGCATCTAAGCCAATAGCTACTTTTGCTTTATCTAACTTCGTTGCTTGTCTCATGTGAATTTAACCTTTTGTATTAAGCCCATTGATTTCATAAATACTTGATCTCTTGCTATTTCATAGTTAGTAAATGCATTAAAACCATCCCCGCCTTCTAACCTATTAACTATCCGTAACATACGGATATTTTCTTTATGCTTTCTGCCTAGCTTGCGTCTTTGCTTGCTATTCACTATCTTTACCCTTTATGCGAATACCATCTTTGGTTAGTGATATGGTTGCGTTGCCTTCTGCTATTGCTTTAAAGCCCAACATACAAGCATCACATATATGTATTAGCTTAGTAGTTCTTCTTACGTAGTAGATAGTAGATAGGCTTGCTGTAATTGCCCATGCTAGGGCGAAACTTAGTGTGTTATCCATTAAAAGAATCCTTGCATTTGTTTAGCAATAGCATCTAACTTACTTGCTGCTTGCATACGTACTACTGGTGATTCACGCAATACATCTTTGTGCTGGTTGTAAATCGTGAATGATTGTGACAGGTGATTGATAACTTGATTGAGTTCTTGGTTGTCGTCAATGTTCAACTTACGTGCCATCTCTAAGCCTTCGACCACATTAGTAATTGCTGTATCACGAAAGATCGCACCCTCCGTACCAATTGGCTTATTTAACTTATCTACTAAATGTGTTAGTGGTTCAAGCATGCGCTTAATGTTATCTGCACGGGCTAATTGCTCAGCTTCCTTAACAGCATTAGATAGAGCTTGCTTGTCACTATCACTTACATCGAATAAGAAGTGTGATGAATCAGGAAGGGGGGTAAACCGTAGATCAAATCCCATCTTCTCTCTAAACTCTTCAGCCGTTGGGTAGTCCTTAACTGACGCACGACTAGGCTTAGTAGGATCAGCGTTACGCTGACGAGTAGCAATATCAAGCTGTACATATGTATCGTAGTTAGGCATGTGCTTATTAAGTAGCTCATCCACTGAGCTTATCAAGTCACGCATCATCTTCGAGTACTCCATGTAATACCCATTCGGAAGCATCCTTGGGCCCTTATCTACATAAGGTATGGTGTTAGTTTTGTGTGTTGTATACACAAGAGAAGCCCGAGACATGATTTGATTAACAGGGTTACTGGTATCACGAAACAACTTACTACTAACGATCAAGCTACCATCGCCCATCTCTTGCTGGATAACCGCTTCCGCAAAGGTGTCACGTTTGGTTAGGTTAGCCCGTCGTACTGTTAGCTTAACTAACATAGCCTTAGCATTGAGTGGTGTTACTTGTGGTGTGTTCATATTAATGTGCTTTCTTAATTGCAATTTGGATTTTTCCTCCTGAACTTACTAACTCCTTTGCATGTTCAATACGCTTAACAAACTCATTACTATCCATCAGCTTTTTAACTGCTTTCTTTAGTTCTTTTGTGTCACATGCACTAGCTATGTATAGGTTCTTAGCGTTCGCTGAAAGATTTTCATTTGGGTAGTGCCATTTAAAATATCCGTGGTCAACACCGTGCTCTAGCCTGTAGATAACTCTTTGCGCTTTATATAGATCATTTAAGTGGTTGTATATCTCTTCATTAACCCCGTTAAATTCGATAGTTTTAAAGTCATAGTAGTTACTAGACTTAAACTTACTTAATCCATCAGGGATTATGATCTTAGGTACACCTACATATTCGATCACTTTGTTATATGCTTCTGCAGCTTGTCCACCTCTAAATGGTGTACTACCAATATCAATCCATTTAATTACACGGTTCTTGCTGATCTTGCTTAGCTTGCCTAAGTCCCATGTAACGGTTGTATCTGTAATACAGTTATGTTTCATTACTCGGTAGAAATCCCAGTAGTCGTTAACTACTACTTGCGCTTGTTGTGGTTGCATTTATATTTCCTCCATTCGTTTGATAGTCTTAGCTACTCTTGCTGACATAGAGCGATAGACTTGTTCTTCAACACGTTTTTTCATGAGTTCAAAGTCAGCTAAGATTTCTCTAATTACTTTCTCGCCTTCTTCAAGCATGATTTCTCTGAGCTTCTTACTCATCTCATGTTCAAAGTGATAGCCTTTCCATTCGTCTCTAACTGACTTAATCATTTCTGATTTAAGCACATGGGCTACAGCATTGTTTAGGTTAGTCATAACCTCTTGCTGGTTAAGTGTTACCTTAATGTCTAGGTTCTCTTCGCTCATTTAGATTACCAATCCAGAGTTAGATACTGCCCATTTAACGAACGCTTTAGTCTGCTTGATCTCAGGCTTAAGACGCATCGCATCTGATACGCACATTACTGAGAACTCAGGGGGCATACGATCAATGAACTCAATTACTCGGTCAAAGTTATCTTTATCAATACGGTTGGCAATAGCACCAGTAAGCGCATACAACACATCCATCTTGGTAGGTACTTCAGCCTTGCTTGGGTGCATCATCAACTCATCTAAGTTAGGTAAGTTCTGATAGATCTGACGGAACGCTACGAACTCAGCGGCAGCACCTTCACCCACATCACCAGCTACATTGGCAAAGTACAAATCACTACGCAAGTTAGTAGGGATCTTAGACACCCGCTCCCAAGCTCTAGGAGTAGGAGATACTCTTGCATTAGGGTCAAACGCTGAGATCAAAGACTCACGGAATCGTAAGAACTGAATCTGCACTAAGTCCATGCCGTTGGTAAGCCAGTAATCTACAAAGTCATTGGTGTTTACATCAAAGTCTAAGATACGCATACGATTAGCTAACTTAGTGCTTAAGCGATTAGCGCCTGACTTATCTTCGGTACGATTACCAGAGGCAATAATGTAGGTGTCTTGTGATAGGTGAAGGTTGCCTACACTTCCGTCATAGATCAATCCGCATAAGGCGTTCTGCATTGAGGCAATACAGTCAGTAATCTCTTCAATGATTAACAGGTTACGACCCGACTCTAATACGGCTAAGTCATCTGGCTTGATCCACTTCGTAGTTTCTCCGTTGTTATTCGGTGTGCCAAGCAAATCAACAGGGTCACGGAGTGAGGCATTGAACTCGACTACATTATCAAATCCCATATCCTTTCCTATCTTACGGGCGAGGGCAGACTTACCTCCGCCTGGTGCACCAAGTAACATAAACGGTACTTTATGGCCTGATTCAAATTGCGCTTTAATACTAATTTCAAGGTCTGAGAATTTCATGGGGGTTCCTATTGGGTTATGCTGCTAATCTTTGTTCTACTAATCCTGTTAATCCAACCAAGCTGATACGGTTAAGCATTTTTGTGTCAAACCATGTATCAACCCCATGGGGTTTAGCTATTGATTGGTGCTTACTTGTTGTCCTACTAAACTTATCCTTATTGCCGTACCACTCGCCTGTCTTGTAGTCATAGACATACATTGGGAAGTGATGCCCATACGAATAAACTGTGTAGGTATGCGCTTTGTGATCTTCAATAGTCTTAGCAAACATCGTTTCGTTAACGGTGTCAAAGTTCTCCTTACGCATTACATAGCTACGTGCTTCGTTGTTAGTGATTTTTGCCATACAAGTCCTTCATTTGGGGGTGCTAGTTAGACTGTTAGTTCTTGTTGCTCTACATCTACTGCATATCCATACTCTTTAATCATCTTTATATTTGCGGCTGTTAGTGTGGTTTGGTGGGCTATCCTTGCGAATAACTTAGCCATCTCACACACGGGGTAGTACTTATCTTCGCCATACACATTCTTAATTCTTACGGTAATCATTGGCATGGTTTAACCTCCATTAGTAACGGCTTATCTCTTATCCATCCATACTTCGGGTTTACTTGCGGTTTTACTTCAATACCTTGTGAGCGTAGGGCGTCGTCTATATAGTTATAGAAACACTGTTTACCGTACTGCTCGGACATTCTCAAGATTGCATCTATAAACTCTTTGGTGTGCGCTAGCTTTTTAAATTCTGGTGTTTTACCTAGCTTCACCCATTCAATTAGCGTTGCTTTATCTGCTTCAGTTAGTTCCATGGGTGCGTTCTATGACAGGTGATTGAAATGTATCGGTCTGTAATACCAAGGCTTCGCTTAATAACTCCAAGCACGTTGCCTTATCGTCTTTCTCCAGTAGTGCATAGAACGCTGACTCGGTTAGTACATTGATACGGTGCTCACGTGACTGGAAGTATTCATCCCATATATCAGGTGCATACTCGGGGTAGTTAGGCTCTAGTAACTCATCCTGCCAAAACTCTTCTTTCTGTAGTGCATTAGTCCTACTCATATAGTTCTCCTTTGAACTCTTTACCTTCATATAGATAGAGTGCTTCGCTTAGTGATAGCCTCGCCCTAGCTCTGGATACCTCGTCATCTACATCATTAAGTGCAAAGAACGTATCTAACATACATACATGGATGCGATGGGCTAAGGCTTGGGGTGAGTCTAGGTATTCATACGTTGGGTTATTAAGTGTTGCTATGCTCCATGTGTTTGGGTTATCTAGTTGTGGCTTAGGTTCGATGGGTTTAACTACTAAGGTTCTGGTTCTGTGGTCTGGTTTCATTAGGTCTTTCCTACTAGTTAGCCTCGCTATAAGTTCTTGGTACATGATCGATTGCTGTTGCTCCGCACTCATGAGTTCCCACATAACTTGGCTAACTGTGTGAGGTTTGTTATTCGACACAGCGCTCTACCTCGCTCAATGATTCTCTCCAATGGGCTACATACCCAGCGATATAGATTTCTTCATGCTCTGTGTTATCGCTATCAAAGTCTGAATCGATATAAGACTTACGGGCGTTTTCAGTTGTTTCTATATAGGCAACTAGTTTCTCGTTCTTAGTCATGAGTTACTCCGTTATTAAGTGTTCAGGGTATTTATGGTTAAAACAGGCATTACATAATGGCTTCATCTTGGCTTTGTTGAAGGTTTCTACCATTAACTTACTAACTAAACCACCTACACATTCGGTGCAGAAATATTGGTGGGACTGATGTAATGGGGTATTAACTCGGGCATTATGTTTGGCATTAACTTGGGCTTTCATATATTCACCCCGATATATATCCCCATAAATAGAACTGCGGTCAAACCTACCCATACTGCCAACTGATTTCGGGTTGCTATCCATTCCTCGTTACGTAGTTGTGTGTATGAAATGCTATGTTTGTTAGTCATCTTCTCACCTTGTTAGTAAGTTAATTGTATGTATGTTAGTAGGTACTCGATAGTGGGGTAAACCCTAATCATCAAGTTCATTGCGTGGTCAATCGTGACAGGTGCCCTAAAAAAAGAGTTACCTGATGGTGAAGTTATTGCGTGGATGGGGTAATTATTGAAATGTAGTGGTGCAATTATTGAATGAGGGGGAAATGCTCAATTATTACAAATCGCCCTGTGAGGCATGATGGATAAGGCTATGTCGTGAACGTGTGTATACAATAATTGAATTATTGAGTTTTTCGAAAGGGTATCCCCATATCTGAGAATTCGTGGAAGTCCCAAGTGCAAGCAAAAACACCACGCAATAACTCAACACGTCTCACACGTAACATATACATTTACATCAATTATTCAATAATTCAATTATTACAACCCGCTAGGCCTTATGGAATAAGGAAAGTGCATTTATTGTGGAATAATATGACCCCTAAAACCTCAATTATTGCAAAGTGGGGCTAAATCCTAGTCCTGATCCCAAAAGTACGAGCATGGTCATAGATACAATCCGAGTTGGTAGTCTTGGAGCTTGGCGGTCTTGATGGATGCACTCGACCAATATCACCCACTAAATAATGCAATGGATATAATCCACTAAATGTACCCATGGGAACACGACGCACGACATTAACTTTAGGTTTAAATATAATATGCTGATAATCATTAATAGCCTTGATTATCTCTCGCATTATTAACTGCTCATTATTCATATAATAATCTCATTATTAAGTTATTAAATGGGGGAGATAATATTATCTCCCCTCGGCACACGACATAATCCGATTATTAGATTATTGAATGGACTTAGCGATATCCTGCACAACACTCACCAAGCTAATGACGTTATTTAATAAAACACGCTTGCTTGATGGCTTGACAATCTGCTCGCCAGTCTTTTTACTTACGGTTATGGTGTAGCCACGACCTCTTGATAACTCAAGGTCTAAGAGTTTGTCGTTATAACGATCATTCAGTGATTCGAATGAGGCACGGTTAGGAATTGAGAGCGATTCGCCTGTAAGGGCAGAAATAGCTTGGGCTAAAGGGTTGTAGTTACCTTGACGGGCTTGAGTGGCGATTTCAACTGCGCCTTGCTCACGCAAACCTTGACGGCAAGCCACACCAACCTTACCCGATGTTGAAGCCAAAAAGGTGCGAGCCTGTGGTGATGCAGTAGGCAAAACACTTAATTTGCGCTCCGTTACAGTTTTACCTACAACGATGACTTGTGCAGATGCAAAAGAAACTTCATTTTCAGCGATGTAATTAGCTAATGTTTTCATGATTCAATACCTTATAGTTAAGAGGAGGTTGAAAATCCCTTGTCTAAACCGAGCATATAAAACTAGCTTAGTAAAGAATCTTCATGCCTCCCCCTAGTGCCATAGGGGGGTTTACAAATTGTTAAAGAGGAGGGTTTGAGATCCGATAGCTTGGTACTTCTCATCCGCCCGATCAGCACCATTAGTGTGATGTTGCAGTGAAACTAGCTAACAGAAATAATGCAACCCTGTATAAACTAAGCCCTGAGACCGCCAAGTAAGGAGGGTACAGGGGGTGGCGCTAGACTGGTATGCGTGGGGGGTGGCTTTACGTATTGGCAATAGTGCGATTCCTATTTTTTAGGTACATACACACGTTCTATATACGCATACTCACCTTAAAATACCAAACACATGCTAACATGTTAGTATGTATAAAACATGCTCTAGGTGTAAAACACCAAAACTAACTATAGAATTCTCTAAGCAAAAAGACACAAAAGACGGGCTTAGATCTGATTGTAGGCAATGTAAAGCTTTAAAAGCGAAGCAGTATAAAGTGTTAAACCCTGACAAAATTAGAGAGACAAAACGCAAATGGAAACGAGCTAACCCAGATAAAGTGGCAGCCTCAAAGAGAAGATATATCGAAAAGAACCCAGACAAACAGGCTGCGCAGAGAAAGACCCGTAAATGCGCAGAGCTAAAACGAACCCCACCGTGGTTAACAGAGCAGCATAAAAAAGAAATTAGAGTAGTTTATAGAAAGGCAAAAGAAGAACAACAGGCAACTGGCGTTGAGTACCACGTGGACCACATAGTGCCTTTAAGAGGTAAAACGGTTTGTGGCCTTCATGTCCCCTGGAACCTTCAAGTTATCCCAGCTAAAGAAAATATTAAGAAGAGTAATAACTGGCATGCGTAGGGTAGACATACAGGTTGTTCGCAAAACTACCAAAAAACCGGAAGATTTCATACCGGAGTAATTCGTACCTAAAAATATTAGGGTAACTACTAACAAACTGCATAGAAACAAGCTAACATAGCGGCATGCAAGTCGTTATCAAACGAGTGAACCCACTCAATCCCGTAATAGCGCAAGCTCTAAAAAAGCTGCAGAAAAGCTGTCTGCCTTGCGATACCGTGTATGACGTAGCAGAAGGTTGGTGGTGGATTGGGTATTACAACGACATGCCCGTGGCGTTTGCAGGATTAGTTAAATCATCGCAGTGGCATGGCACCGGATATCTTTGTCGAGCGGGAGTATTAAGAGTCTGCCAAGGACATGGAGTACAAAAGAAACTTATTAAAGCAAGAATGCAGTATGCAAAGAAGTTGGACTTTACTCACGTAGTAACTGATACACGAGATAACCCCGCAAGCGCAAATAGCTTGATTTCATGCGGCATGAAAATGTATGACCCTAGAAGCCCCTGGGCATATAAAGAGTCGTGTTACTGGATCAAAAAGCTCTAATGCCGTATAAAGATCCAGAAAAACGTAAGAGCTACCTAAAGATAAAATCAGCAGAGCATTACGAAGCAAACAAAGAGCGCATAAAGCTTAAGACAGCAGCGACTAAAAAGGCAGGACGAGCGAAATGGGCGGAGTTCAAAACCGGACTACACTGCTGGAAATGTAAACAATGCCACCCAGCCACCTTGGATTTTCATCATGTTAACCCCCAAGAAAAAGAGTACAACGTTCATATGTTGATAAGTAGTGGGATGTTTACAAAAGCATATGAAGAGATCAAGAAATGTGTAGTACTTTGTGCAAATTGCCACCGAATACACCACTACGATGAGCGTATGGAGCTCAAAAAAGCGAAGAAACGTAAAAAAAGCCCTTGATTCTGTTGTAAAACATGCTAACATGTGTCGAATCAACACACAAAGGAGCTAACATGGCTGTGAATTTGAAGAAGATTTTTGCTGGTAAAGAGAGCAAAAAAGAAGAAAAAACAGAGTTAAAAGTAGGCAAAAAGGCTTATTTAAAGGGTGAGAAAGCTGAAGGCGAGAAAAGCCCTAAGTTCCCAGCTCCTAAAGGCAAAAAATGCTAAAGAAACTTGTAGGGCTTTTTAAAGCAACTCCTGTAGGCGTAGTTAAGCCTTCTATTCCAGCATTAGCCCCAGCACCTGCTACACCAAAGGTTGAAGTTAAACGCAAACCTGCAGTGAAAAAAGCAGTTGTAAAGAAACCCGCAGTAAAAACCACAAAACGTAAATAAGGAAAACACATGGCTTTGAAATTAGACCTCGATATCGCAGAAGTACAAGGCGTTGTTAATGCATTAGCTACCCAACCTATGGGCCAAGTTGAAGCATTGGTAAACAAGATCCGTGCACAAGTAACCCCACAATTGGAAGCGCAACAAGCTGCAGAAAAAGCTGCTGCAGAAGCTGCTCCAGTAGAAGTAGTAGCCGAGTAATGAGTACTCCAATGAAACGGCATAATTTCTTTTTGCCAGATCGCATTTGGGAAGGGTTACAACACCAAGCTATGGCTAAGCAAATGACCATTAGTGAAGTGATTCGTCAAATGCTGACTAAGAGCTTAGATCTTGATGTCAAGAAGTGAAGACGAAGTAGAGTACCTGCCTCAAAGACTGGCAGTGCCGCTCGATATCCCCGCAGAAATGGTGCTTGCAATGGCCACGGGGATGGAGGAGCCTAAAGAAATAGCATCACGTTATGGGTTTGAAGGGCCGAAGTGGGAGCAGCTATCCACATGGAAGCCATTTTTAGACGCTGTAGCGAAGCAAAGAGCAGAGTTCGAGGCATCGGGTTACACATTCCGTACGAAGGTCAGAGCACTCACTGAGGACCTCTATGACGATGTTTATCGCATAGCCAAAAGTAATGACTCGACACTGATGCAAAAGCTGGAAGTATTGAAGTTCGGAGCAAAGCTTGGAGATATGGAACCTAAGCCCCAAGTACAAGCGAATGTAGCAGGGCAGGGCTTTTCAGTAACGATTAACTTAGGCACTCATGGCGATTTGTCGAAAAAATCGCAAACAATCGACACACTGGCAAAACATGTCGATGACGTAAAGATGATCGAAGAAGTTAAACCTAAAGCAAAAAAGAAAAAGGTTGCTGATGAATAATACTTACCTATGAGTGCACTTACGTATACTCCGCCTAAGTCAGTTGAGCCATACCTTACCTCAGAGAGCTTTGTATCTTTAATCGTTGGGCCAGTTGGTAGTACCAAGACCACGGCATCTATTATTAAGATTGCGTACCACGCTAGCCGTATGGCACCTTGTAAAGATGGTATCCGCAGGTCAAGAGCGATCTGGGTACGTAATACGAAAGAGCAGTTACGAGATACAAGTATTCCCGACTTCTTGCGCTGGTATCCCGATGGTGAAGCTGGAGCCTATGCAAAGACTAATTACACTTTTTCTATGAGGTTTGGCGATGTCGAATGTGATGTGTTGTTTCGTGGTTTGGACGATGCTAACGATACTCGTCGGCTTTTATCTCTACAAGCATCTTTTGGCATCTTGGATGAATTTCGAGAGATCTCCCCAGACATCTTCAATGCACTTCAAGGCCGTTTGGGTCGCTATCCGTCTAAGCTTGATAACACTGTGGGTTGTGTCACTGATGATGGTCTATCCAATGCTCATATCTGGGGAGCAACAAACCCTCCCGACATGGACACCTGGTGGGAAAAGTATTTATCTGAGCCACCAAAAAATGCCGAGATCTTTTTCCAGCCATCAGGCTTAAGTGCTGAAGCAGACTGGGTAGACTTTTTACCTGATGATTACTACGCTAACTTAGCAGAAGGCAAAACTGAAGACTGGGTAGACGTATATATCAATGCGAAGTTTGGTAAATCCCTAAGCGGCCAACCAGTATTCCGTGCATTTAATAGCGATAGCCATGTAGCAAAAGGCCCATTAAATTACATTAAAGCTTCTACATATCCATTAATTTTAGGTATGGACTTTGGATTAACACCAGCTTGCACCATTAGCCAAGTAGACCCAATGGGAAGATTTCTTACCTATTCTTGTTTAACTTCAGAAGGTATGGGTACTTTACGTTTTGTGCGTGAGAAATTAAAGCCATTATTAACCAACAAGTTCCCAGGCATGAATATGATTGTGATTGGCGACCCTGCAGGTAGCCAGAGAGCTCAGACAGATGAGCGCAGCGTATTCGATATCCTAAAACAAGAAGGCTTTAGAGTTATCCCCGCTAAAACCAACAGCATTGTGGCACGTATTAGTGCAGTCGATAAGCTGTTAACACGTTCTGTAGATGGCAAACCAGCGTTGCTAATTGATCCTAGCTGCCGAGAATTAATTAATGCACTACGAGGCGGGTATCGCTACAAGATTAAATCGAACGGGGAAACGGATGAAAAACCGGAAAAGAACTCCTATTCTCATATTGCTGATGCTTTTCAGTATGCATGCCTTCATGCGGATGGCAACCTTAGTGGGGATACGTTAGTAACTAAAGCTAAAGAAATCCAGAAGAGTGCTTTCATTTGGGCTTGACGTGTTAGTATGTAAGAGGTATATTCGAAATTATTAGGCTAAGATAACCACTATGCAGAAAGCACTAAATATTACTGGCGCAAATGCACCTGGTGTCACCTCGGTAGGCGGTATCGTGCCTATTAAGTCCATAAAACACATGCTTGAAGAAGAAAAAGCTGCCGCACTTGCAGCTAATAACGAGCCTGTAGTACAGCGTTTAGTAGGCCATATAAAAGAACTATGGACTTCCGCTAGGACTGCTAAAGAGTCGACAGCAGAGCAAAAGATGCTCAAATCCGTTAGACAACGTCGGGGTCAGTATGAACCAGATAAGCTGGCGCAATTAACTCAGCAGGGTAGTACAACAATCTACATGATGCTTACCAGCAATAAATGCCGTGCGGCATCTAGCTGGCTTCGTGATGTATTGGTAACTACTTCTGGCGATAAACCTTGGACAATTCAGCCTGGGCCAGTTCCAGATATGCCCCCAGATATGCTGCAAGAGTTGATGCAGAAAGCCCAGATCCAGATCCAACAAACATTGATGCAAGGGCAAAACCCTAGCCAACAAGAAGTACGTCAAATGCTCCTTGATCTAAAAGACGAGGCTAATAGCCACATACGAGATATTGCAATCCAAGATTGCGAGCGTATGGAAAAGAAAATGCAGCAACAGCTCATTGAAGGTAACTGGGTTCAATCATTTGCAGACTTCTTAGACGATATCGTTACTTTCCCATCAGCAGTTATGAAGGGACCTGTAGTACGCAAGAAACCTAAGATGCATTGGATTCCTGACAAAAGTGGTCACTATGCTTTAGACCTACAAGATACCTATTGTCTAGAGTGGGAGCGTGTTGACCCATTTAATATGTACCCAGCACCCGATGCTTCAAATATTAACGATGGCTATTTAATTGAACGTCATAAACTCCAACGTGCTGACTTAGTTGCGCTTCTTGATGTAGAAGGCTATAGCAATTTAGCTATTAGACAAGTGCTGAATGAATACGGAAAAGGTGGATTGCGTGACTGGATCTATGTTGACGTATCTAAAGCAGCTGCTGAAGGTAAATCGACTATTGGTACGGCTACAAACCCATCAGAGCTCATTGATGCGCTTCAGTACTGGGGAAATATCCAAGGTAAGTTACTCCGTGAATGGGGCATGACTGAAGATGAAGTGCCAGATGAATTAGCAGAGTATCCGATTGAAGCTTGGCTTATTGGTCGTTGGATTATCAAAGCGGTTATCAACCCAGATCCATTAGGACGCAAGCCCTACTTCAAAGCGTCATATGAAGAGGTTCCAGGGGCCTTTTGGGGCAATTCTGTAGCAGATCTATGCCGAGATACCCAAGACGTTTGTAACGCCGCAGCTCGCTCCCTAGTTAATAACATGGGGTTAGCTTCAGGGCCGCAGGTTGTATACAACATTGATCGACTTCCTCCTGGTGAAAACATCACTCAGATTTTCCCTTGGAAAATTTGGCAAGTCACCTCCGACCCAATGAATGGTGGAGGCAAACCCATCGACTTTTTCCAACCAAGCTCACAAGCACCAGAGCTCATGGCGGTATATGAAAAGTTTGCAACACTCGCAGATGAATACACAGGTATCCCACGCTACATGACTGGGGATAGTCCTACAGGCGGTGCAGGGCGCACAGCTTCAGGTATGTCGATGTTGATGAGCAATGCAGGTAAAGCTATTAAACAGGTTATCTCGAACATTGATGAAAAAGTTATTGAGCCTGTAATTGATCGCTTGTATTACTACAACATGCGTTATTCAGATGACACGGATCTTAAAGGTGATATTAGTGTTGTTGCTCGTGGAGCAGAGTCTCTAATTGAGAAAGAAAGTGCTGCACAGAAACAAGGTCAGTTCTTACAACTTGCGTTGTCTAACCCAATCGCCCAAGATATTGTTGGTAAAGAAGGTATTGCAGTATTAATGCGTGAAGCAGCTAAGACTCTTGACCTTAATGAGGACGATATTGTTCCGCCTTTAGCAGTACTTAAGCAGAGATGGGCAGCAGCGCAAGAAGCTCAAGCAGCACAGCAACAACAAGAAGCTCAGATAGCTATGCAACAAAAGACTGGACAAGCACAAGCAGGAGGTTCGCCAACTGCACCACCAGGTCCAGGACAGCAATTGCAAAATGGAGCACCTGTAACAAATAATTTTCAACAAAGACCTAACGGTTGACAAGTTACTAACAGAGTGTTAAAAAGTAATTATGTTAGTATGTACCCTATATAAAGGAGCCCAAAATGGCTGAGATTTTTAGTACTTTAAAGCGTGGCGGTAAAGAAATTGCCGTAGAAACAGCAAAAACTGATGGTATGTGTAAAGGCAGCACTAACGGTGGTGGTTCAAAAGTATTTGGTGAACTCAAGCGTAGTGGTAAAGAAATTGCTGTTGAATCTGCAAAAACTACAGGCTTGTGCAAGTAATTGGCACAGTTTGATGAAAGAGTAGCACGTTGTTTTGGCAACTTAAGAGCAACAGAATTTACACCGCTTTTGGAATATTTAAAAGCTGAGCGTCAAGCGGCTTTGGAGTTGTTAATAAAAGTAATAGATGTAGAACAAATTTATCGGCTACAAGGCAGGGTCGTAGCTTTAGGAGAAATTCTCCAAAAAGTTGAAGGTGCAGATGCATTAATTGCCAAATTAAAGCGCTAACTGTAAAGAAAGTTAGTCATTTTTGAAGTTAACAAAGTAGCAGACCGTATCGAACAGAGCAGACCGTAAAGTCGGCGCAATGAACGTAGTCGGCGCGAAGGAGATAGGAATATGGCATTGCCAAAGGCTGTACAGCAACAAGCAGAAGAAGCAGATCGTATTGCAGCAGGACTACAAGGTGAAGAGCCTGGTAAACAACCAGAGACTAGCACCGAATCCCAATCAATTGATCCAGTACCCCAGGCAAATGAAGTAATTCCAAATGAGCCTCAACAGGTTAACCAGATTCCAGAAGAGACATGGGAAAGAAAATACCACGTGCTCCAAGGAAAGTTTGAAGCAGAAGTTCCAAGATTGCATGCAGATTTGCGGGAGATGAAAGCGCAACAACAGCAGTTCCTAACAGAACAAGCATCCTTAAGAGCTAAAGCAGAACAACGACAACCGGAACCCGTTAAGTCTCTAGTCACTGAACAAGACAAAGAAGCATTCGGAAGTGATTTATTGGATCTTATTGATCGAGCAACTGAATCTAAAGTGCAAACATTTAGACAACGTGAAGCAGAGTTAGTAAGTCAGATAGATAGGATTAATGAGCAATTAGGAAGTGTTTCCAGTCGTCAGGGTGTATCCGATCAGGATAGATTTTTGATGAGTCTAGGACAACGAGTACCTGAGTGGGAGCAGTTAAATACTGACCCTGCATTTTTACAGTGGCTTGGTGAAGTAGATGCAGTTTATGGAATTCCCCGCCAAATGGCTCTAACTAGTGCAGCAGAAGCTTTTGATTCCAATCGTGTAGCCACGATTTTCAATGCTTACAAAGCAACGTTAGCTCCTACCTCTCAACAAAATAAACCAAAACCAAGTGAACAACTTCAGAGTCAAGTAACGCCGACACGCTCTAGGGCTCAAGCGACAACGACTGCTACTGAATCAAGTTTCAAACTCTGGAGTAATTCAGATGTCGAAAGATTTTATTCAGATAAGCGACGTGGGTTTCTAAGCACAGAAGAAGCGGCACGTATTGAGCAGGAAATCCAATCCGCTATCTCTGAAGGAAGAGTTCGATAACTCTCTAAATGGGGTAGCGACTAATTAGTAACAAGGCATCTCAAAAGGAAATAATATGTCTACAATTACCGCAGCAGCAACCTACCCCATTAACTCTGGTGGTTTTAATTCACCAGCTGGCCAAACAGCATACTCAGGTACTGCTTACTCTGGTTCGTTTATCCCAGCTCTCTGGTCTGGTAAATTGGCTGAGAAGTTCTACGCATCTACAGTATTTGGCGAAATCGCTAACACTGATTGGCAAGGCGACATCTCTGGTATTGGTGATACAGTAATTATCAATACAATCCCAACCATCACTATTAACAACTACTCTGTTGGTCAAAACTTGGCTTACGAAGTACCAGCTCCATCTACACTTACTTTGACAATCAACAAAGGTAAGTATTTCGGTGTGAACGTTAATAACTTGCTCGAATTGCAAGCTAAGCCAAAATTGATGGATGTATTCACCAATGACGCTGCAATGCAAATGAAGATCAAGATTGACCAAGATGTATTGCTTAGCACTTTCAACGGTGGCGCAGCTACTAACCAAGGCGCAACAGCAGGTAAGATCTCTGGTGGCTATAACCTCGGTACAGATGCAACTCCTGTTACCTTGACAGCTTCTAACATCCTTTCAAACATCACTGCATTGTCTTCAGTATTAGACGAAGCAAACGTTCCTGAAACAGATCGTTGGTTAATTATCACTCCTACAGAGCGTCAAATCTTGATGCAATCTAACTTGGCACAAGCTCAGTTCATGGGCGACGGTACAAGCGTATTGCGTAACGGCAAAATTGGTTCTATTGACCGCTTCACTGTTTATGTAAGTAACTTAACACCACGTGCAGCTGCTAACGTTTCATGGACTGGCGGAGTTAATACTTCTGCTAAGCGTCATGCAATTATGGCTGGCCATAAGTCTGGTATCACATTTGCTTCACAAATCGCTAAGGTTGAAAGCCTCCAGAATCCTAATGACTTCGGTACATTGGTTCGTGGCTTAAACGTATACGGATGTGCAGTAGCTCAGCCAGATGCAGTAGCTCTCTTAGTAGCAGCAGGTTAATTGGTAGGGTGGGGTAAAACCCACCCATCCTATCTATAGGAGAACAAAATGGCTTTAATTGATGACTTAGTTTCAAGCGGTATGTCGCTTCCACAAGCGCAAGCCGTTATTGATGAAGACACTAATGGCGATAACACTAATGGTTTAGTAACAGCTGGGTTTTCAGTAACTCAAGCTCAAGCTATTCATGCGTATGACGTTAATAAAACAGCAGCAAATTTGGATGTAATGGTTCAGCAAGGCATTTGGGCTACTACAGCTATGCCAGCTATTGATGCTGAACTAGATGTAACACCTTAATAAGCAGGGCTTCGGCCCTTGCTTTGACTATTGGAATATATGGGCACACTTACTGCAGCGTCGATTATTAATAAAGCAGTTATTCAACTGAATGACCTTAGTGCTGTCCGCTGGACTCGTGCAGAATTACTCACATGGCTAAGTGATGCCCAAAGGGTAATGATTTTAGCCGCTCCAAGTACTGGGGCAACAACAGGTATGGTAACAACAGTACCCGGGATTAAACAAACTATCCCTATGGATGGCTGGCTTTTAATAAGAGCTAATCGCAATATGGGTTCTTCTGGAACTTCATCAGGACGTGTATTGCAATTGGTTCAGGAAGAAGAACTTACAAAAAATAACCCAACTTGGTCTAGCGATACAGCAACAGGTTCAGCAGTAGCATATTCATATGCACCAATACTTAAAAATGTATTCTGGGTATATCCCCCTGCGGACGCTTCAGGCAACAAGATCGAAGTTGTGTATTCACAAACCCCAACTGAGTTAACTACAGAGTCCTCTGTAATCACAGTATTAGACGTTTATGAGCCAGCGTTGCTTGATTACGTTATGTATAAAGCATGCTCAAAAGATGCAGAATATGCTGCTGGATTACAACTTGCTGCTGGTTACTTAAGTACCTTCAATGCCATGTTGGGGATAATCGATAAGGAAGCCGCATAATGTCAGTATTAGCCTCCACCATAATTAATAAGGCAGCTAAGTTACTTACTGACCAAAACAATATTAAATGGCCACGTTCAGAGTTACTTGGGTATCTCAATGATGGGCAACGCCAGATTATATTAATCGCCCCTAATTCTTCAAATGCAACAACAGTAGTGCAACTAATTCCAGGTAGTAGACAAACTATACCTATTGATGGTTGGGTACTACTTGATGTATATAGGAATATGGGTATTACAGGTACTGCTCCAGGACGAGCGATTCGCATTACTTCTAAAGAAGCTATGGATAGTTTTAATCCAGGCTGGCACTACGATAGCGCAACTTCAGTAGCAAAAAGCTATATGTACGATATTCAAGACCAAACTGCATTTTGGGTTTATCCCCCTAATACAGGTACTGGGTATATCCAACTTAACTATGCAAAAGTCCCAACAGACTTAACTAGTGAAACCCAATCAATTTCTGTTAATGATATTTTGCAGACAACAATTCTTGATTACATTTTGTTCAGAGCATTTAGCAAAGAAGTAGGTGATCCTGCTGCATTACAAGTGGCTCAAGGATATTGGAGTTCATTCTCAGCAGCTCTTGGAGCAAAAGAAAAAGCAGAGTCGGATAATTCTCCTAATCTCTCACTGACTCCATCTCGTAATACTACACAACCTGGAGCTGAGTCATGAGCACCGTATCCTATGATGTCTTTCTACCAGAGGTAATGCAGTACTGCCCTGATGTTCCAGAATTACTAGCTACAAATGCTATTAAGCAAGCTTGTATAGAGTTCTGTGAAAAAACACGTTATTGGCAAGTAGACCTTGACCCTCAGATGGTATATGCAGGGCAATCATCTTGCAGTATTGACACACCCTCAGGGACTAAATTAGTTAGCGTTATTGAAGCATGGTTTAACGGAGTTTTACTTATCCCTAAAAGTACTGAAGAGCTTACAAGAATGTATAGGTTTACTGACTGGAGAGCATTAGTTTCTAGCCCTCTATACATAACTCAGATTATCCCAAGCGAAATCATGCTAGTACCTGCTCCGCTAGTAAATAACTCCTCAGGACTTACTATGCGAGTTGCGCTAGCCCCAACTAGAGCATCAACTGGGGTTGACCAAGACATTTATGAGTCTTACCTAGAGTACATTTCCTATGGAGCTAGAGCTCGTCTCTATGGCACTCCAAAACAACCTTATTTTGATAAGCCCTCATCAATTGAATATGAACGTAAGTTCCTTGAGGCTATTTCATCTGTAAGAACGAATATTAATAAAGGCTTGTCCCGTTCTGCGGTACAGGTTGAATTTGCGAGGTTTGTATGAGCGATAAAATTTTACTAGTCCAAGGGGATACTAAGCCGTTAATCGTGATTAGCCTGACTGATACTGCAACAGGTGACCCAATTGATATTAGTGCGGCAACAGTACTATTGAAGTTTCGTGCAGTTGGTACAACTACGATCTTGGCAACATCTATTGCTATTAAGTTAGCGGGAATTGTTCTTGACGATGGAACAATTAACTCTACAGCCCCATATAACGTCCCTGGCAAAGGCGGACGTGCTCAGTTTCCTTGGGCAGTTGGAGATTTAAACCAACCAGCAGGTAACTATGAAGGTGAAATTGTCGTTGACTACAGCGATGGAACTATCCAAACTGTATATGACGTACTGAAATTCCAGATCCGTCAGGAATTCTAAATGGCCGTTGGCTCAGGCGCTATTTCAAGCGGAATTGCTGCATCGGTATACATCGAAGTACCAGTAGCAAACGCAGAACATAATGAGTTTTTAGCTACTACAAGCTATTTAATTCCTATAGCTAAGCTAAGCTGCGTATTGATGACGGTCATGGCTGAGCCTGATCCGATTGGCCGTAACCCCGTTATTATCGATATTAAGTATGCACTCGATACCTCTATACTTGGAGTAAATAAGCGTCTTTTTGATATTTTAGCTAAAGCTGATATTAGTGTTATTGCCCTAAAAAAAGTAAATAGTGATAGCGCAAACACATTAGATCTAAAAAAATCTAGTCTTATTAAACCAGTTGCTGACCCTGCTAATACTTCAGAAAGTAGGTTATTAGCCATAGGTAAATCTTCTACTGATTACTCTACAACTATAGAACGTGCATATGTTTTTAATAGTAAGAAATTAAACGATAGCTCCACTAGCTCTGAGTTAGCAAAAAAACAATCTTCTAAAGTATCTATAGATACAACAACTACTAGTGAGTCTAGCGTACGTTTATTTAATAAATTACTTTCCGATGCTGCTCAGACTAGTGAGCTTGTTAGCTTTATACGAAATACAAAAGAGCCGTTAGATGATGCTTCTAGTACTTTAGAACTATTGTCCTTAGGTGTATCTAAGAGTTTTTCTGAACTGTTTTCAAAATCAGATACTGCTATAAGTAACTACGCAAAGAAAAGTGTTGATGCAGCTAGTACTAATGAATTTCATACTACATCTACTACTAAACCTTTTACAGACGCTTCAATAACAGCAGAGCAAAAGACATTTTTAATAAGCAAGACTTTTACTGAGTTAGTTCATCCTGCAGATCTATATACACACCTTGCACTATTGGATGATGATCCCTCACTAGCATATGGAAAAATATCCGCAGAATCCGTGCTAAAAAGCGATTTTAGCGTTATTATTAGTGGGAAACAACTAACAGATTCAGTTAGTAAAATTGACAATGGTTTTTTGGTAATAACAGGCTATTGTGATATTTCATATTTTGCTAGTGACTATGTAGGCTCATCGCAATCTTTTTAATAAGGTTTAAAAATGCAACAAATCGAAAAATTAAAATTTAACGGAGAGCTCCAAGTAGTTCTTACAGGCTCTGATGGAAAAATCCGTGAAACACATGACTTTAAAAACTTAGTTGTTTCAACAGGTCTAAACTATATCGTTAGCAGAATGAAAGATGCAACTGCTACAGCGATGTCTAATATGAGTGTTGGAACATCAGCTACAGCTGCCGTTGCCGCTGATACTGCTTTAGGTGCTGAGATTGCTAGTAGCCGTGTAGTGCTTATCTCTACTACTGTGCTAACTAACACTATTACTTATGTTGCTACTTTTGGAGCAGGTGTAGGTACTGGGGCAATTACTGAAGCTGGTATTTTCAATGCTGCTAGTGCAGGAACAATGCTTTGCCATACCGTATTCCCAGTAGTAAACAAACAATCTGGCGACTCGATGACAGTAACTTGGACAGTAACAGTATCTTAATTAGACTAGGGTTTTTATGTCCACGATAGTACTGCGGAATACAAAGGGAAGCCCCCTTACAAATACTGAGTTAGATACTAACTTTAGCAATTTAAACGCTGATAAATATCAATCGGGGGCTAGCCCGTCTTTTGCAGGGATTACTGATTCAGGAAACCTAACCTTTACTGGAACTAGTAACCGTATTACTGGTGATTTTAGTAACACTACTATAGCTAGTCGTGCTGCATTTCAAACAAGTACCGTCAATGGACAAACTACATTTTTTATTATTCCAAATGGAACATCGACTAATGCTGGCTTAAGCGCATTATCAGATTCAGCAGCAACAAATGGTTCAGAAGTACAAATGATAGTTGTTGGTGGTTCAGACTCACGGATTTCTTCATTGATTCGTGGAACAGGCACATACCTACCACTAACAATGTACACAGGCGGTAGCGAAAGACTTCGTATTGATACAAGTGGTAACGTAGGTATTGGAACTACCACAGCAGCAGGAAAGCTCACAGTAACACAAGCAACGGCCTCAACAACGGCTGTCGTTATTAATGGTGTAGCAAGTAGATTTACATTGGATTACTTGGGCAACGGAAATAATTATTTTGATGCGTCAGGAATTATTTACAGAGATTTTGCACAAACTCAAAAAGCCTCTTTAGGGTTAGGCTCTAATACAACATTTGCAATTAATTCTCCTACTGGTTATGCCGACCTGTCTATAAACTCTGCAACTGGAAACGCAGCTTATTTAGATTTTTTAGTAAACTCAGTTCAAACGTCAAGAATAGCAAGCGATTCAAATGGCGTTTTATATTTTTATAATGGCTCTGCTAATACCGAGCGTATGCGTATTGATGCTGCTGGGGTTGTTGGAATTGGTACTACTACTCCAAGCTCATTAGCTACTGGATTAGCAATCGTTTCTGGAACTACTGTAGGTACAAACAATAATTTATCTATCGGTCCAGCAGGAGGATCTTTAGGTCAAGATTCCAGAATTACTTTTGGGTCTACATTTTCCAATAACTGGGCAGGAACAGATTATGGAACTCGCTATTCTGGTGCTATTGAGTACGGTGCGAATGGTGGCGATACTACACCCAGATCATGGTCAATGCGGTTTTTAACTGGTACAAGTACTACTGATACACCTACAGAACGTATGCGTATTGATAATGCAGGTAATATTTCTATTGCAACTTCTGCAAATTCTACCTTATCAACAGTAGTACAAAATAGCAACACAGGTTCATCCGCAACTGCAGTATTAAGAACTGCATCAAATGATGGCAATTTATGGATGATTACATCTAGTGCTGCTGGCGGTGGAGGTTCTGTTGTTTATTCAGACAATGCTACTGGCGTTTTTAATTTAAAAACATACAATGCCATTCCATTAACTTTTGGAACATCCAACGCCGAACGGATGCGTATTGACTCCTCTGGTAATGTGGGTATTGGGGTCACAAACCCTAGTTACACATTAGATGTATTAGCAACATCAGGAAGTCCTGCAATTCAAATGCGTGGTAGAGCATCTGATAATTTAAGTGCATTAATATTTAATAACAATACTGGAAATGCTAGTTCTAATGTTAGTTATATTCAAGGAGCAGCTTCTGCTACTGGATACTTAGCATTTGGCACTGCTAATACTGGTAGGATGAATATTGACTATAGCGGAAATATTCAAATTGGCAATACTGCAACAGCTCCTAATACTGCACGTTATTTTGATATTTACAACTCTGACACAGGTACTGGAGCTGTTGATTTACGCTTAATAACATCTAATGTAGCAAATACTGGGTCTGCTGTAGTTGATATTATCAAGTATCGTAGCGGCGGTTTTTATTTAAACAACAATGAAACAAACTCTGCTGCATTTACAGCATTTGGCGTTGGTGCATCTGAGAGAATGCGTATTGATGCTTCTGGTAACGTTTTAATTGGCGGCACTACAGCAAACGGCAGGCTTACTGTTCAAGGTTATGCTTCTACCGACACAACTAAAGATATAGCAATTAATCGCTCTACCTCTGCCACTACAATTCAAAATGCTCCTAACATTACCTTTTCTGATGGCGCTGCCAACAATACTATAGCAATTCAAGCAGGCTTAGGTAATCTACAGTTTTGGAATTATGGTGCTGGCGTTTGGAACGAACGTATGCGTATTGACTCTGGTGGTCATGTATTAATCCAAAGAACAACCGCTTATGCTGATGGAGCAATTGGTACATGCCCTCTACAAGTTCCATCAACAAACGGAACAAGTGCAGGCATAGCAGTTATTTGTAATTCAACAACAAGTACAGCGCAAATTGGTTTTGTAAACCCAAATGGAACTGTTGGAACAATAACTTCTGGTGGAAGCACTACTGCTTTCAATACATCATCAGACTATAGATTAAAAGAAAATGTATTACCAATGCAAAATGCATTGAATGTAGTGCAACAACTTAAACCAGTAACTTATAGCTGGAAAACTGATGGCTCAAAAGGTCAAGGTTTTATTGCCCACGAATTGCAAGCTATAGTTCCTGATTGCGTAACAGGAGAAAAGGATGCTGTAGATACTGAAGGAAAACCAATTTACCAGGGAATTGATACATCATTTTTAGTAGCTACTCTCACAGCGGCAATCCAAGAGCAACAAGCCTTAATCACAGACTTAACAACTCGCTTAACTGCACTAGAAGGAAAATAATATGAACACATACACATATAAAATTGCAGCACTCGATACAGCTAAATCCGTAGATGGATTAGTTGACGTAGTAGTAACAGCGCATTACCTAGTTGATTGCACAGATGGAACTGATTTTGTAGGATCATATGGTTCTGTTAGCTTTGAAGCACCTGATGCAGCCTCATTTAAGCCGTATTCAACTCTTACTGAATCTGAGGTTATTGGTTGGGTGCAAGCTAAATTAGACGTACCTACACTTGAAGCATCTTTAGACGCTGCTTTAGCACTTAAAAAGAATCCTCCAATTGTTCAATTGCCTATTCCTTGGGTTCCAGTAATAGAATCAATAGCACCTACTCCAGACATATCTGTACCATCTGCATAACTATTTGTTAGTATGTATGTGGGTATTATGCATATAATCTGTTAGTATATTATTATGAAAAACCCCAAACAGATGGGATAACTATGTGCATTTTTACCGTAATACAGACTAATTGAGGTGAGCTATGTTAACTCCATTTGATGATATTGATAACCCCTCACACGCTCAAATGAAAGAGATGATGCGGGAAGCTGCCGAATGGGGTGCTCGTAAAGCCTTAGCTGACTTAGGTTTACACGATGAAGATGCGGGGACAGACGTAAAAGAACTTCGTGGGCTTTTAGATTCATGGAGAGCAACAAAAGCAGCAGCATGGTCAACTACTGTAAAAGTCATAACAACTGGTTTCCTAAGTCTAATTGGCCTAGCCATCCTTATTAAAACGGGTAATGCACCCAAACTCTAAATGAACTGGTTAACCCAAATTGCACCAACTATTGCTACATGTCTTGGTGGCCCTCTTGCTGGGCTGGCAGTTACTGCTTTGTCTAAAGTATTTGGGGTGGCTCCCGACGAAGTAAAAGGGATGATCGATAACAATAAGTTATCAGCAGATCAAATCGCAGCAGTACAGATGGAAGAAATTAAGTTCAAAGAACAGACTCAAGCACTAGGCTTGAACTTTGAACAATTAGCGGTAGATGACAGAAAATCTGCTCGTGAGATGCAAGGGCTTACCAAGTCTGCAGTTCCAGCAGTTCTTAGCTATGGAATCACTATGGGATTCTTTGGGATTCTAGCTTCACTCATGCTTGGCTACGCTCAAGATAACAACCAGCCTTTGCTTATTATGCTTGGCTCTTTAGGTACTGCTTGGATCTCTATAGTGGCTTTCTGGTTTGGTTCTACCAACGCTAGTCATGCTAAAGACCAAATGCTCTACAACAGCACACCAAACAAATGATTACTAACTTTTCTAACTGCTTAACCCATTTACTGGAGAGCGAAGGTGGATACCAAGATGACCCCCGAGATACTGGGAACGCTCTTTCTGATGGTCGTTCTGGTTGTACTAATTTGGGTGTAACTCAAGCTTCAATGGAAGAGTGGCTACATCACCCCGTAACAAATAGCTACATGCGGAATTTAACAGCCGCTAACGTAGCTCCAATCTATAAAAGGAAATACTGGGATGCTTGCAGAGCTGATGAGCTTATGGCTGGTCTTGACTATGTTGTTTTCGATGTTGCTGTTAATTCCGGGCCAGGACGTGCGATTAAGATTTTGCAGGGGATTGTCGGGACTGTGCCTGATGGCGGTTTTGGCAGCGTTACTATGGCCGCTGTTTCTCAGTTCAAAGGCGAATCCCTCAAGACCATCATTAACGAATTTTGCGATGCACATGCCCAGTATTACGAGACTCTCAAACTGTTTCCTATATATGGAGAAGGTTGGCTGCGTCGTGTGAAAGTAGTTAGGGCACAAGCCCTTTCAATGGTTTTATAACAAGAGGAGTTTTACAAATGGCAATTAGCTTAAAAGAATTTATTGAAGCAACTAACGCAGAAGTAGTAGGCGGTCAATTGATCGTTGGTGAACGTGCAGATCGTAAATTTGTTGGTAACGCAGATGGAACATTTACTTTGAATGAAGAAGGCCAATTAATTGCCGACCAGATCGAAGCTGGGACTTATGGCAAACCTGAAGGCTACGTAGAAGAAAAAGCACCTGCTAAAGAAGAAGCTCCAGTTATTAAAGCATCTAAGTAATTAAAGGGACGGGCCATGCCAGTAATAAAACTACAAAGTTTTTCGGGGATAGTACCCAAGCTTGGCCCAACTAACTTAAACGATGCACAAGCTCAAGTAGCAAGTAATGTAAAGATTCAATCCGGGGAACTTAGAGCATGGAAAACTCCAGTCTTTGAATATTCTCCGATTGCAACTGGGGTTAAGGCTATATTCAAATTTACTGGTGCTACAGGAACTAATCCTGTCTGGTTAGAATCAGCTCAAAATACTGACTACGTAGTTGGCCCTGTAGCCGATACATCTGAATACCGTCTTTATTACACAAGTGATACATTTACACCCCGTAAAACAAACTGGTCTTTAGCGACTGGGAATGGTGGTGGAGCAGCCCCCTACCCAAATGCATACTATGAGATGGGTGTTCCAGCGCCAACAGATGCACCAAATCTTAACGTGGTTCAAGCTGTTACAACGATTAACTTAACTAACCCTGGTTCTGGGTATACAAGTATCCCAACAGTTTCAGCTACAGGCGGCGGCGGTACTGGCCTTATAGCTTCCGCAGCTATGTCAGCTTCAATTAAGTCATACACAGTTACTAATGGTGGTACAGGGTACAAAACTCCTCCCGCTGTTACGTTAACTTCAACATCTATCTACGCAATAAATATAACTGCTGCTGGTACTGGGTATACATCTGCTCCTGCAATTAGCTTTACAGGGGGTAACGGGACAGGCTTAACTGCATCTGCCATTGTTAAAGATGGAGCTCTATCTCAAATCGTCATTACTAATAACGGCTCTGGGTATTCTCTAGTGCCTAACGTTGTCATCACTGGTGGTGGTGGAACTGGCGGAGCGGCTACTGCAATTATTGGCGGTGGATCTGGTGCTGTAGGAACTGCTGTTATCAGTGGATCTATTTCAGCTATCGCCCTAAATAGTGGTGGTTCAAGCTTTACAACAGCTCCTGCAATCTCATTTATTGGTGGCGGAGGTTCTGGTGCTACTGCTACTGCTACTGTATCTGCAGGGGCTATTACTGGGGTAACTATAACTAACGGTGGTACTGGATATACATCTGCTCCTAGTGTTTTGTTCTCGAGTACTTCAGGTATCGGTGGCGTAGCAACAGCTACTATTAGCTGTTCAGTAGTGAGTATCAATGTAGATTACGCTGGTGGTGGGTATCTATCTCCACCTACAGTTTCTTTTACTAGCACCAGTGGTTCTGGGGCTGCAGCTACAGCAGCGATTTCAGGATCTGTTCAAGGTATAACGGTTGTTAATGGTGGGTCAAACTACTCAACTGTTCCCGTTATTTCTATTACAGGTGGTGGTGGAGTAGGTGCAACAGCTGAAGCTGTTTTTGATACGCTTGAAACACGAAGCTATATCTATACCAATGTAACTGAATTTGGAACGGTAGCAGAAGAATCTGCCCCAAGCCCAGCAGGAACATGTATATGTACTTATTCTGGGGCATCAGTAACTGTTAATGGCTTTACTACGCCTCCTACTGGGAACTATAACTTTAAGTACCGACGTATTTATAGAACTGTAGTTGGTGCGAATACAACAACTTACCAGCTAGTTGCTGAGATCCCTATTGCATCTTCATCATACGTAGACAGTATCGATGCTACTGGGCTAGGACTTGTACTTCCTTCTCTATATTTCACACCTCCACCTACTGGGCTACAAGGCTTAGTCTCCATGCCAAACGGCATACTGGCGGGTTTTGTTGGGAACCAGATTTGGTTCTGTGAACCGTATATGCCTCATGCCTGGCCATCAACTTACATGTTGACTACCGAGTATCCAATTGTGGGTTTAGGAGTATTTAATAATTCTCTATTTGTAGGAACTACAAAGAATCCATACATAGTTTCAGGATCAACTCCTACGATGATGACGCAAGAAAAGCTAGCGATTAACCAGCCTTGTGTATCTAAGAAGTCTATTACCTGTGATCAGTTTGGGGTTATGTACGCAAGTCCTAATGGCTTAGTTTCTATTGGCCCAGGATCACAAGATGTAGTAACAACTGCTCTGTACTCACGAGATGAATGGCAAGCTATTAACCCATCCTCCTTGATTGGGGCACTATATAACAATATGTACTTTGGCTTCTATAAAGTAGGGTCAACATATAACGCAATCATTATTCAACGTAATGACAATCCACCCCTAGTAAACTTTAGTTTTCCAGCTAATGCAGTATTTGTAGAGCCAGGTACAGGCTACCTATTTGCTTTATCGAATACAGATAATAAGATCTATAAGATAGATGCGGGGGCAACTAATAGTACCTATGACTGGAAATCAAAGATATTCCAATGCCCTCTACCAAGTAATTTTGGGGCTCTTCAAGTTTATGCAGACTATATATTCATGGCTGCTAATGCGGGTAGTTACATCAATATCAAAGTCTATGCTGACGGGGTAAAGCAATACGATGCAAATGTAACTTCATCTGACCCCGTAAGACTTCCAGCAGGATTTAAAGCAGTGAACTGGGAAATAGAAGTGCTCGGTAATGTACCAGTCAGGTCTGTTCTGCTAGCTTCTACGATGACAGAGACTAAGCAATAATGGCAGATATCCCAAACCTACCTGGTATCCCTACGGTTACCCCCGTAACCGATCAAACGATTGCAGCTATTCTTCGCCCAATGAAAGAGTCTTTAGAGATTCTTGGAAGTATGGTTACAGGGGCTCCATTACCTAATGGGCAAGTAATTAGTACAGGTATTCAGAATCTAACGTCTGTCAGTAATTCTCCCAATACATCTGCTTATAACCCCCTAACAGACTACACTCCCCCGCCTATGCCCACTGGCTTCTCGATTATGGGAGCCTTTACTAATATCATTATGAGTTGGGATGATGCTGCATATCTGAACCATGCATATACAGAGGTATGGAGATCTACAACTAACGTACTCTCTACAGCGGCTCTAATAGGGTTTGCCCCGGGTTCTGTTTATACAGATACTGTTGGTAATAATTCAACATACTATTACTGGATTCGATTTGTATCACAAGCAAATATCACTGGGCCATATAACAGTCCTGTTGGAACTCTTGGTCAAACTGCTCTAGATCCTGCTTATGTGATGTCTGTGCTTCGGGGGCAGATTACTGAAAGCCAGCTCTACGCTGACTTATCAAGCAAAATAAATTTAATTACTGCCGATCCGTCAGTACCAGGGAGTGTAAATGCACGATTAACTACAGAAACTACAAGCAGGACAACTGCTGATAGTGCGCTCCAAAGTTCTATTACTACACTGCAATCTACTGTAAGTACTAATCAAAGTACTTTAAATGCATCTATTCAGTCTGAGGCAACTACAAGAGCAAATGCCGATAGTGCGTTGTCAACAAGCATTACAACGCTCCAGTCAACTGTAAATACAAATAACACTACGTTAACTGCAGCTGTCTCAACAGAGGCAACAACTAGAGCAAGTGTAGATGGTGGGTTACTAGCTCAGTACACAGTTAAGGTCGATATCAATGGTCGGGTCGCTGGGTTTGGCTTGGCTTCTACAACAACTGGTGGAACTCCAACATCTAGTTTTATAGTTATTGCTGATAGATTTGCAGTAGTAAGTCCTTCTAGTACTGGGGAAACTCCGAGTGTTCCATTTGCTATTGGTGTTGTTGATGGGGTTACTCGAGTGGCGATGGTTAACGCCTTTATCCAAGACGCAGCTATTACTAATGCCAAGATCGCTAACCTAGCTGTTGATTCTGCAAAGATCGCCAACCTAGCTGTTGGTACGGCAAAAATGGCGGATGCTTCCATTACGGCTGCCAAAATTATTGATGCCAATATCACTACAGCGAAGATCGCTGATGCAGCTATTACTAATGCCAAGATCGCCAACCTAGCTGTTGGTACAGCAAATATTGCTGATGCAAGCATTACAGCTGCAAAGATAGTTAATGCCTCTATTACAAACGCTCAAATAGCTAATGGAACAATTACTTCCGCTCAAATTGCTGATGCTACGATTACTTCTGCTGATATAGCTAGTGCTACGATTACTGCAGCTAATATTGCCTCCGCAACTATTACAAACGCTCAGATAGCCTCAGCTACTATCGTCGCAGCTAATATCGCAGATGGAAACATTACTAATGCCAAGATTGCCTCTGCTGCTATTGATAATGCCAAAATAGCTAATGCCGCTGTTAGCACCTTAAGTATTCAAGGGCAAGCTGTAACAATACCAGTTAGCGCTTTTGTAGCAGGGGAGCGAGGTGCTGGAGACAATAATTACGGCTGGGGTATCTCCCTAACGGTGTCTTTTTATTCGACAGGTGCGCCAAAAGTAATTACATTCTGCGGTCAAAATAACGGGGCTTCAAATTCAATGCAAGCGGCCCTAAATACAAATGGATCACCCCCTTGGATTGGTGCTGGTCATGGTGTGTTCTATGGAAACTTTCTTATAGCAACACAAGCAGCCCCAGGCACAGGGTTATATCTATCCTATCTAGATACATCAACTTATGCCGGGCTAGTTACATACAATATATGGACTCAAGGTGGCGACTGGAATTATTTCACGCCATGGGGTGGTCTAGCTAACTCTCTTATTTCAGTTCTTGAGGTAAAACGTTAATGGACTATACGGTATATAACCGATCTACAGGCCAGGTCTTATGGACAGGAGCATGCCCCGAGGAACATTTTGCGGCACAAGTACCAGGGCAAGGTAACGATATAGCAGAAGGTAGCTATTCTGATAGTGAATATTATTGGGACAATGGTTTTATTGCTATTCCAGATAAACCGGATGGCTACTGGAAATTTGACTATGCTACAAAGCAGTGGGTTTCTGATGGAGCCAGAGCAATTGCATTAGGAAGAATAAAAAGAAATGAATTACTCTCCAATAGCGATTGGACACAGGTTTCAGATAATGCTTTAACTACTGATGACCGTGCAATGTGGGCTACATACCGTAAAGCTCTACGAGATATGACTGAAGATGACTTCAAAAATGGGATGTTCCCAGTAGCGCCTACAAAGCCTACTCCATGAAACAAGTCATATATAACCAAGATGCCCGAGTAATAGAGTGGGTTGGTAAGCAGATCGATGAGGATGACTTTGGTAAGTGCAATACGATCGGGCTAGAAAAAGATGGTGAATTAGTGGCTGGAGTAGTGTTTAACTGGTACACAGGCCCCTCGATTGCTATGCATGTGGCTGGAACTGGTAAAGAGTGGCTAACAAGAGATTTTTTATATAGGTGTTTCGCATATCCATTTATTCAGTTAGAATGTAACAGGGTAACTGGGTTAGTACGTACAGACAACTTTGCAGCTCAAAAGTTCGATGAACACCTAGGTTTTGTCCGTGAAGGGGTAATACGCCGTGGAGCTTCTGACGGTACAGACTTTATTTTATACGGCATGCTTAAAGAAGAATGCCGTTGGCTGGAGATGAGACGATGATAGGTGGTTTATTTAGATACTTTTGGGATATCCGTGCATTCATGGATATATACACATGCTACGGTGGTGGTAAAGGTGGAGGCGGTGGATCAGCCCCATCCCCAGATCCTAATATTGGACTTGCAGCACAGAAACAAGCTGACTTAGCTAGTGCTGAATATGAGGACTTTAAGACTAACGTTTGGCCAACAATGCAAGCGCAGTCCCAATCACAGTTAGATATGTCTAACAAAGTCCAGCAACAGCAGTATGACCTAACCCAAAAGAATTCTGCGTTAGCTGATTCGTACCAACAACGTATGCAAAATGAGTTCTACCCAGCTCAGGATAAGCTCGTCAACGAAGCTAATTCCTACAACACGCAGGGTAACTTTGAACGCCAAGCAGCTCTAGCTGTAGGCGATGTAAACGCTCAATCAGATATTACTAACAAGAACAATAATATGACTATGCGTTCTTACGGTATCAACCCAACATCGGGTTCTTATCAAGGACAAGCTAACGCTAATAGCGTAATGCAGTCAGCAACGGCAGCAGCAGCCTCTACAAAAGCCCGTACTGCAGCAGAGCAATTAGGGTGGGCTAAGTCAATGGATGCTATTGGTCTAGGACAGGGTCTATCAGGTAGTCAAGCAACATCAACAGGATTGGCTTTAAACGCTGGTAACAGTTCCTTAGCTGCTGGTCAGATCCCTATGCAGAACGCTCAAGCCTTAGGTAGTAGTTACGCCCAAGGTTATGGTGGTGCTATGCAAGGATGGAACAACGTTGGTCAACTTGGTGTTGCTTCTTACAACGGTCAAATCTCTGCCTACAACTCTCAACAACAAGCTAATGCTCAATCATCTGCAGGATTAGGGGCAGGGCTAGGCGCTCTTGGTGGCGGACTTATGAGCGGTATTGGTAAAGCCGGAAGCGTAGCCGCTTTTTTCTCTGATATCCGCACAAAAGAAAATATTGAACTTGTGGGTACCGCACTTAACGGACTCCCAGTTTATGAATACGAATACAAGCAAGAGTTTAAAGACAACAATCTAGCTGGGCATGGCAGATTTAGAGGGCATATGGCCCACGAAGTAGAGGATGTTTTCCCTGAAGCTGTATTCCAAACAAACTCAGGATACAAAGCTGTTGATTATTCAAAGGTGAACTAAATGGGATTTAACGCTGGAGCATTTGCTGGTGCCTTAGGTACTACAGCAGTAAACACATATACAAAGCTCAATGAAGATGCTCGTCAGCAACAACTTGCTGAACAACAAAAAGCACAATTTGAAGCTTGGCAACAAGAGCAAGATCATCAAAAAGCATTATCTTCAATAGCAGCTGATACGATATTTAATCCGGCTACAACACGTCAGCAAACTGTTCCAGGTACTGTTGGGCAATCGGCTTTACCAAATGGACAGCAAGGGCCTACTGCTCAAATGCAAGCTACTCCATATTCCGATGGCCAAAAAACATCTGAGTTATTACAAAGATCTGTTGCTGCAGGGGTTGACCCATTAAAAGCTATGCAGATATCAGGAGCAGCTAGAACTGAGAAAAGATCACAGTCAGAAGATAACTGGTCAGATAAATATACTAAAGCTATGTCTTTAGTGGATAGTGATCCAGTAGCTGCCGTTAAGCTAATCCAACCTACTTATAACAACCCAATAAAAGGTAGTGGGTTTGATGATGGGCATACTGCTGAAATCACTCCTGGGCTTGACAACAGCCATTCAGTAGCTCAAGTAAATAGTAAAGGCAAAGTAATCTCTAGTACTCCAATTACTCCAGAAACAGCGAGAGAGATGATTACACGTGCGGCTAGTAATGAGTATTCAATGCTGCCAGGTAAGTTTAAAGAAGGTATGGAGCTCAACTTTAAAGGGCGTGAAGTTAAAGTCAAAGAAGATACTGCACCTTCTGACATTAATAAAAATAATGCTTCCGCTGCAATGTCAATGGCTGGAGCTGATTACTATAAAAGCAATCATGGTAAAGAATCTTTATCCTCTAAGGCAAGTGACTACGCAGCTGCATTAACTGGAAGTGGTGAGAACGATCCCAAAACTGGTAAACCCTGGGAGCCAGCAGCTGCATTAAAAGCTGGGTATGGAGCACTTCTAAAAGATCCTAATGCAAAAGATCAAGGTATCAAAATAGATCCTAATACAGGAATGATTACTTCAGGCGGGGTTTTATACATTTCTAATCCAGCAAAAGCAGGTGATTTCATACCCGCTACAGGATTACCTAATTCAAAACCTAATGCAGTAGTAGCAGCTTTTGCGAATGCAGGACCTAATGGGCAATCTCCAAGTAAACAAGTAATTAAGCCATTCGAAACAGACTATAGCGATCCTGCCTATAACCATTGGTTAGATGCTGCTAGATCCGGAGATACTCAAGGTAAAGCAATTCTTGCTGGTTGGCTTAACACAGGGGAATTAAATGCAAAACAAAAACAACAAGCAGCTGCTTTATTAAAATAAAGGTTTACCATGCCATTGTTTGACCAGATTCGACAAGCAGCACCGTGGGCTAAAGATTTATCCGATGAAGAAATTATTTCAAAGGGTTCTGAGCTAACGGGGATGCCCATTAGAGATGTTGCAAAAGAGCTTGGTGTAAAAGTAGATGACAATCGAAACTTTATGGGGGCAGGTGTTTCCTCAGGAATCGATGATTTACAAGGCTTAGGCCAATCTGCAATTGCTGCTGGGGCTGATGCTCTTGGAGCTACTGGTGTAAGAGATAAGTTTAATCGTTGGGCTAAAGATAACCAAGTTCAATCTGAACTTAATGGTCGACCAGACCTAGATAATATTAGAGATCAAACAGCAGGTTCTGCACTTCCTTATCTAGGGTATCAAGTAGCAAAACAAATCCCTAACTTAATCGGTGGTGTTGTTGCTGGTATGGTTACACCTGAGGTTGCTATCCCTGCGGGTATTGCTAGAGCTGCTGCTTTCCTCCCAAGATTAATGGGTGGCGGTGGTATGGCTGGTAGATTAGCTGTTGCAGGGGCTGAAGCTGGTGCTGAATTTGGTGCGAAGAAAGCTGCGCTTGAAGGCGGCATGGGATTTGCTAAGCAGTTAGTTGGTGGCGGTGCATTTAACTATGCAACTGGTGTAGGTTCTGAATATCAATCTGCTTTAGATGGTGGTGAAGACAATGCCGGATTAAAAGCTTTAGCTCTTGGAGCTCCACATGCTTTAGCAGAAACGCTACCTGAAGCGATGTTGATGGGTGGTAGCCATGGGTTTACTGGCAACTTACTAACTCGTATGGGTAAGACTGCTGGAGTACAGAGCTTAACTGGTGCTACTAGTGAAGGTATCCAAAATGAATTGGAGATGTCCCTCAATAAAAACTTAACTGATGCTCAGAAATACGATCAACGTGTTAATTCTATTGCTGCTGGTGGATTAGTTGAAGGCGTAATGGGTGCTGGTGGTGGTATGTTCGGGGGCAAACATAAGTCTGCTGGAGATACTTTACTCAATGGTGGAAATTCCGCAAGCTCAGATTCTGATGCTTTAAATACTGCAATCAATATCCATAGTGATTCAGGCTTATCTACCCAAGATATTATTAACCAAGCCGCAGGTGTAGTTGAGCAAAACAAAAAGATCCTAGCGCAACGCCAAGCAGATATGAAAGCTGCTATGGACGAGCCAAGTGGAGTGCGTGTAAGTGACCCAGCAACAGGTATTGAGCGTGAACTTACCCAAGGTGAGTTATCCCTTCACCAAGCTAATGCATTACCTGCACAAATTGCGCAAGCTAAACAGCAACAACAAACTGAGCAAGACGCAGCTAACCAAGAAGCTATGCAAGCTCATCGTGATGAAATAGTTAATAAGTATGGTGGAGCTACTCCACTAATGAATCAGGATAGCTCACGTCAAGTTGGTAATACATTTAACGGACAAAATCACTTCTTTCATAATGGTGGTCCTTCTGTAACACTGCAAAAAGCTATTGATAAACTTAGCGAGGAAGAACAACAGAAGTCACCAGAAGCACAAGCAGTTGACTATGCATACTTAGCTGCATATAAAAATAACAATGGTTCTAAGCCACCACTAACATCCTCTAGACTTGCTTCTGAGATTAAGAAAACTGTTGGCGAAGGCTATACAGGTATCCATGAAGTTATTGACCGTATTGATGTTAAGCTAGCAGAACTGAGTGCTAAAAAAGGTAAAGCAGACCAAGCCCAAGTGGGTATGCTGCAGAACTTTAGAGATAATTTAACTGGAGATGCAATTGGACAAAAAGATCAAGCCAATGTCGGTGTCGGAACAGCTCAAGCAACGGGAGCTGGAAAAACGGGAGGGGGAAGCACCATCCAAGCTGACAGCGGAGCACAAACACGTAATACGCAAGGGGCACCTAACGCTACTCCAGCACATACTGGACTTAGAGAGCAAATCCAAAAAGCAGAAATAGCATGGTCAGATATGGATGCATCTGGTACAGGTTTTTATGACTTACCAGTTCACCTACAAAAAGAATGGGTAGAGGAAGTATCAAGAGGTAAAGCTAATGGATTGCTCCAAGAAAACCTTGCCCACTTAAGCCAAAAAATTGCAGACGATACTGCCAACCAGCATAAGATTCATAACATTGCCGATGAAGTATTGCAGCATGTAATTCCCAATGGGAAAAAAGGTAGGTCAGATAAACTAACTCAGAAATATAGAGATTTTGTAGCAGCATATTTGCATAGCCCTTTAGATGATAAACATATGGAAGTTGCTGCGGCTCATGGAATAGGCGAAAGAACATCACAAAGATGGGCATCGTTAATGCCTACATTCCTAGAGGACAATAGCAAAGCTATACAAGAGGCAGTAGATAAAGTAGCTAACATTCACGGGATGTCTAAAGAAGATGTTCTTGGGTTAATTGCAAATAGCGTTAAAAATGCTTCTATTGAAAGTAATGGGCATGGATTGATCCAGGCAGATGGTCAAAGTATCACCAATACAAAAAATAATGAAGGTAGCTCAGACTATGAAAACCTACGATTAGAGGAAGCTAAAAAAGAATCTAATGCCGAGTCTGATGCTATTACAAAATCTGATGCAGAATCTGATGGGGATACTGGTAATGCTGAAGGAGAAGCCTCAAACGAAAGCAGCCAAATATTTATCCATAATAGAAAAAGCTTAAGTGTATCTGAGCGTGGTAACACTGTTACCACTACTAACCAAAAACATTACAAGCTACTTGAAAAGTTAAATAGTATTACAGATAAAAAAGCTGCTATTGAAGATGACCTAGAAATGGGGAATGAAGAAAAGCAAGCTAAGCTAGATGAATTACATGCCCAAGAAGAAGCATTAATGGAAGAGTCTAAAAAACTTCTTGAGCTTACTAAGAAACAAACAGAAGCAAATAATAGAAAATTAAGAAACGCTGCTGCTGTTGACGAAGAAACTGGTAAAAAATTAACTAAAGAAAAAACTAAAAAGGTAGCTGAGAAGAAAGCTGCTAAGGTAGAAGAGAAGGTTACAGTAGCTAAAGAAGAAGCTCCTAAGATTTGGGATAAACTCGCTGCTCAGATCAATGTCCCACTATTTAGTACTCTTAGTGCTAAAGCTCAAGATGAGTGGATCGATCATGTTAAGACTGGTAACGATAAAGTCAAAGACATGCTCACATTGCTTAACCGCAATAAGGTTCAGTATTCTTTTGCTGGGAAAAAAGCTACTCAAGCTACTTCTAAAGTAGCAGATTTAGTTACAGCTCGCTTAATGGAGTCTCAAGGAAAGTCTGATAACGCCATATGGAAAGAGACTGGATGGTATAAAGGCGCTGATGGGCATTGGCGTTTTGAGATTAATGATTCTAGTGCAAAACTTACTACTAAAGATGGCAAAGTAGTACTCGAATCAATTGGGCCAAAAGAAGACAAGCAATCTGTCACTCTAGGCGAGATTTTAAATTTTCCAGAAATATTTGCAGCCTACCCAAATTTAGCTAACACTACTGTAACTCGTAAAGGTGCGTTCCTTGATATATGGGGTATGCAACAAGGTTCATATGATGATGTAAATAACACTATTAATATTACTCCATATGCTGGTGATCCACTATCTACATTGCTTCATGAAGTTCAGCATTGGATTCAGAATGAAGAAGGTTTTGCTCCTGGGGGAAATGACACTTCTATTCGCTTGGATAATAAAGAAGCGCTTACTAAACTAAAAGATCAAGTTGGAACTGCACTAGAAGATAATGCAATAGATCTAGAAATTGCTAGAGATGCCAAAGAAAATACTGGTGCTTTATTAGTTAATAAAAGTAAATTAGAAAAACTTGATATTGCTATAGAAAAGCTTTTATCAGAGGATCTTACTAAGCTATATAAAGAACTAGATACTTCTAAATCTGTCCTTAACCTCAACGAATTTAAAGTCTCTAAGTTAAGTCAGCGCATGGAAACTGCTAAATCATCAGAATGGATGAAGTTAGCTAAAGAACGTAATGAGCTCTACAAAGAGCAAAGTGAAATTAGAAATAATATTAAAGCTACCGAAGATGTAATTAAAGGTGTTATTAATACAGCAGTTGGTAATTCAGGTATTAAAAATGAACTGTACAGAATTATTGCTGGTGAAGTAGAGGCCAGAGATGTGCAAGCTAGAAACTCATTTACAGATGAACAGCGTAAAGGTGTTACACCTGGGGCTACTACAAAGATATATAAGAATAATCAAGTAGTTTTAAACCGTCAGAATGGTTCGTCATCAGAAATAGCTGAAGGTTCTACCGTCAAAGCAGTTCGTGCAGACCTTGAAGCATTTATTGGGAACCTAGGTTCTAGACTTAAGATTGTTCAATCAGCTAAAGACTTACCTATCGGTTTGCAAAAGTCTATTTCCAATAGAAACCCACAGGGATTTGTTACTGAAGCTGGTACGGGTAATGCTTATCTTATTGCAGACAATATTGAACCAGGAAAAACACGTGCAGTATTTATGCATGAGGTTGGGGCTCACTTAGGGCTTGAAGAAAATCTTAACGATGAGCAATTTGATACTTTAATTAATAAGATTACTGAATGGTCAGAACGTAATGACGGATCAATTGAAAGTAAAATAGCAAAAGCTGCACTAGAAAGAGTGTCCCTTGCTGGGGTTAAAGATGCCCATGCTAATTCAGAACTACTAGCTTATTTTATTGAAGAGGCTATTAATGCTGGGGTTAATCCTAGAGCTTTAGACTATAAGTCTGAACTAGCTAAGTGGTTCCGTGCTTTATGGACAGCCTTCCAAAACTCTATTCGTAAATTGGGATTAAACCCTGCAAACTTAACAGCACAAGATTTAGTAGATTTTGCTTATGGCGCAGCTCATCTCACTATGAATGATGGTAATAGACCTAGTAAAGAGTCTATGGCTCCAAAAGAGGATATTCAGTTCTCATTAGCTTCTGGTATTAAAGCTATTCATACTGCTACAGAAAATGCAAAAGCTGCAACTAATAAAGCTCCAACATGGATGCAGCCAACTATAAGTGCGTTTACTTCTGCTTTCTATGGAGCTAAGAAACATGGTTTAGGTTTTGCTATTACTGAAGATGTGGCTCATATGGCTCAAAAGTATATGGAGTCTAGTAAAGATTTCGTCGCAGCCTTTAAGCAAAAACAAGCTCTAATACGTATTGGTGAGCAAAACATCATTAATATTACTGCTAAGGCCCAAGCATTAACAAATGCACAAAGAGTTAACGTTAATAAGCTTTTAGCAGATATGACTATTAGTGGGCATTGGGGTTATGATCCAAAACTAAAAGATATTAATGGAACTCCTATCGCTGTAACTACTAGCCCAAAAAATATAGCTGCGTTTGATAAATTAAGCAAGCAAGAGCAGGAAGTTATTAAAGATGTCTTTACTTCTGGGCGGGAGCAATTATTGCGTGAGAAGTCGATACATACAAATTTAGTTAACGAACTATTTGCCTCTCAAGTTAAAGCAGCTGGATCAGATGAAAAAGAAATAGCAAAAATAGAAAAAGAGAAATCATTAGCTCTTAAGAAGTTTGATGCCATTATGAAAACTGATCCGAATACTCCATATGCACCACTTAATCGATTTGGTAATTATGTTGTTGTAGCCAAATCAAAAGAATGGTTAGCGGCAGAAAAGAGTAAAGATACTAAATGGATGTCTGACCATGAGTCAGATGAAAATCATCGTACAGTTCAATTTGCGGAAAGCATGGGAGAAGGTAAACAGATTTACCAAAAGCTTATTGATCTTGGATACGATAATGTAGAAACTCCATTTGAAAGAACTAAAACCCAAGAAGGGCGTGATTTAATTCATGCATTTGCTAAGTTAGATAATTCGCTTTCTAAATTGCTTGATGTTGATGAAGGTGCTAGTGATTCTGATAAGAAGATTGCCTCCAAGCTTAAGGGTATGGTTAATGATCTATACCTAATGTCTTTAGCTAATGCTAGTGCCCGTAAATCCGAGATGGAGCGTAAGAAAGTACATGGATTTAATACTGATATGTTGCGTGGGTTCTTTACTCAAGGAATGGCAAAAGAGCATTACCTAGCTAATATCCAGACTAGAGCAGCAATGACTAAATCTATGGTCGATATGCAAAAAGAAGCTAAAGAAGGCGGAGACCGTACCAACGCTAACCCTTTACTTAATGAATTATTGATGCATGAAGAAATGTCATTAGCAATGCGTCAGCCTAGCATATGGGATAGTGTCAATCGCCTTACGGGGGATATGTTCTTAACTTTTTCCCCAGGTTTCTATTTCCAACAAGCTACGCAATCATATGTGCTTTCTTTACCTTGGATGGCTGGTCAGCATGGCTATTTTAAATCTGTTCGGGCACTTAATAATGCCTACAAGGATATTTTTACTTTATTAAAAGATAAGAGCCTTGATTTAGAAAAGTTGCCTACTGATATTCGTGAGGTAATACGCCATTTAGTAGAAGAAGGAAAAATTACTATTGGACAAGAAGCTGAGTCTCGTGGTTTTTATAGCGATCAAGGATCTGCATTAGACCCAAGAACATCATACCTAAAAGTAACTAATGCTTTACGTAGTGGTATTAATAACGTAGAAACTATTAACCGTGTTACTGCAGCTGCAGCAGCATATCGGTTGGAGATGATTAAGTCTGGTGATAAAACTAAAGCTACTAATGCTGCTAGGGAAGTAATTCACGTTACTCATGGTTCGTACGATGGATTTAATACTCCACGTTACATGGGTGGTCATGGATTCGTAAGATCAGTTACCCAATTTAAGAAGTTTCAAGTTATCCAGTTATCTATGCTGGCTCGTGAATTCCAAAAGATGCTGGGTAAAGATGTTACATACGATGAGCGCAAAATTGCAGCTAAACAATTTATGTTCTTATTTGCCCATACTGCAGTACTTGGTGGCTTGAAAGGTGTTCCAATTTACGCATTAGCTTCACTTGCCTATTCTCTTGCTAAAGGTATTGGTGGGGATGATGACGATCCAGAAGATTTTGAAGCATGGTTAATTAAGCATTGTGGGACTACTTTAGCCCATGGCGTTCCTAATTTGGTAGGTGTAGATCTAAGTAAACTAAGCATGCAAAATGTTGGGTCTTTGCTACCTTATACAGATGTAAGCGCTACTAAGAGCGGGGCTGAAAAAGCCATACTTGGGTTAGCTGGGCCTTTTATTGGTGGGTTATTACCAAAAATGGTAGATGGTGTAGGGAAGATGGCTAATGGAAATATCTATAAAGGTATGGAAGAAGTATTGCCAAGTGGAGTGTCCAATGGCTTAAAAGCTCTTCGATTTGCCACAGATGGAGTAACTGCAACTAATGGAGACCAACTTCTTTCCGCAGATGAGATGAGCTTTGCTGACATTGTTGGGCAAGCTATTGGGTTGCCGACTACCAAAATTACTGATCGCCAGTATTTACAGTCTGAGCTAATTAAGTATGAAAAGTTCTATAAAGAAAAGACTTCTGAAGTTAAGCAAGACTATATAGAAGCTAAAAAAGATGGAGATAATGCGGCTATTTCTAAAGCTCGTGAAGAATGGAGCAAACTCCAAGATGCTAAAGTAAAAAACGGGTTTACTAAAACTCCATTATCTGAACTATTAAAAGCTCCACAGGCACAGATACAGCGTCAAAAATTAGTGATAGGTGGGGTTGCTGGTAGGAAATCTAATGTTGGATTTTTACGCCAGAGGTCAGAGTGATTACTATCGGCAGACTTGAGCTCTATGAGCTAATCCGACAGGCAGGGGAAGAGGGGGCTAGACAAGCCATTATGTGTCTAGTAACTTATAACTTTACTGATGCTGCTAAGCAGCTAGGGATTAGCTCAAAGACTCTATCTAAGCGAATAGAGGAACGTAAGATCCGTGCAGTTGATGGACGTATTACAGGAGCTGAGTTAATGAGATACTTAAAAGAGAACCCCACATAATTCCCACACTCAGTCATCTGAGCTATATTCTATATAGGTCATTGGTGCAGGCAAGCGGCACCAAA